TCATGCGATACTCGTCGAAGTACGCGTCAGCGTTGCTCGTGTAGAGCAGAACCTGCACAGCGGTCACGATCTTGTCGGGCCACGCGTGATCCTGGATCACGGTCGCGACACGCTCGAAGATGCTTGTCTGCTCGCACCGGCCGAGCAGTACGACCACGTGTGCAAGACGTTCAATCTCTTGGTTGTAGCGCCACTGATGGAGGCTCATTTGTCAACCTCATTCAGCGCGAGCAAGCCACCGATCCAGATCCCGCGCACATAGGTGAGCGCCGCTGCTTTCGCCGCGACCCACGAGATAGCGTCTCCACCCCCGAGACGGCGATCGTCGCGATCGTACACACACCAACCATTGGGCCCTGCGTACACGCGTAGCAATGGGATGCGTGCGTCGTGCAGAATCTCGAACGAGATCACAATCCGAAACTCGTCGATTTCCGTGAGTTTCCACTTCGAAACAACTATCATTTCTAACCTCCAACGATAAGGCGCACTGTCACTGCGCCCTAGGTGTTGATTGTCAGGGATTCAAGCGCGCGCTTTCGCACAGTTGCTCAAGCATCGCGCCAACGAGTGTCCGCAGCTGGATCAGTGCTTCTATCTTCGCTTCTTTCAGCGTCTCCGCGTGACCACGTGCGAGCACACATTGATCGCTGGTTTGTACGTCATACGAACCTTCACGAGCGAATGCGCGGAAGATCACGATATCTGCGCGTGTGCCGTCGGATTGCGGAACCGACATTGTCACGCGCAGCACGTGTAAACCGCCGTTTAGAGCTACCCACGGAACTGTCACTATCATTCGGACCTCCAAGTCTAAGGCGCACTGTCACTGCGCCCTAGCCTTGACTGTCAGAGGATCGGGATAGCTACCGTGAACGGTTCGCCATAGTCGATGCTTGTGCGCAGCGAGTCGATCTTATCGGCATCGGCGCCGACTTGCGCAAGCTTGAGCTTCATGCAAGCGAGCGCGTCCGAGTTACCCGTCCAGACGATCGCGGTATTGAAGTCTGGAGGTATCTGCCACAAGTCGCTGCCAAGCACCGTCCGAGCGCGCTCGGCATGTGTGGGCGTGGCAAACTTGAGCACAATCACGGCCGAGTAGTCGCCGTGGAACCGATGGCGCAAGCGGCCATCCCCTCTGATAATCTGCATCGTGACAACTCCTTTCAACGTACCCTGAACTAGGCCCGAATCATCGGGCCTAGCAGGCTACGCCAACATCAGCTGATGTTGAGAGCTACCTCGAACACCGGGCCAAGTAGCGCGGTGTGCCGTGCGGGTTGAATGCTCGAGTCAGGCACGCCGAGTTGCTCGGCAATGCGTTCCTCGAGCGCGTCATAGCTACCATGCCAAACCACGCTCGAACCGTCTGCGCGCCAGTCCATAGCGCCGAGTAGGTTGCGCGCTATGTGTGACTCGGCGACCGAGTCAAACTGTAACGTAATGGTGATCGGTTCATCTGCGCTCGAGAAAGTCTTGCGCAGCTGACCCTTGCCAACGATCTTCATGGACATAACAGTGCCTCCTAACTTAGTGCCACTGCAACACAGCGACAGATGCCGCTGTGTTGGCGTGGCCCTAGTATCCGAGGAACCGCATAACGTCGCCTGCGTCGTAACTCGCACGCAGGCCTAGTTGCTGCAGAAAGTCTGCAATGTTTTGCGGATCAAGCACACCGTGCGTGGCTAGCTCTTCTAGCGCACGCTCGAACGTGATCGGCACACCCTCGGCCGATTCCGAGTAAGTCATCAGGTGCGATTCCGCCACGAGATACGACTCCGCTTGACTACAAATTTGTTCCGGTCGTATTCCGCGTGTTCAGACACCGCGCCGTTTGTCTCGTGATCTCCGAAAGCTAGCGCACTGCGCGCTATCAGATCGTAAGCACGTGGTGCGTCAGCACTTTGTGAACATTCCTCGGCACGACTACGACGCAAGTCATTGAGTTGCACTAGCAGCTCAGCACCGCGCCAGATAAATGCCTGATAATGAACACTATCGTGCGTTAGCACTACGTGGATACGTAGCGCGCCAGAATAGCGGTCTGCCATCATACTACCTCACACAGATCGGCACTATGCCGCTCTGACATAGGCGCACGCGCTAGCAGCTGGCAGCAACTGCGCGCGCGCCCCCGTCAGACCACGACTCTTACGAGTCGTAACCTGCACGATCCCGCGGCAACGTGCTGGCAGCACGCGCAAGCGGGGTGGCTATTCAGTTGTCAAAGAGCGCTGGCCTCACGCGGGAGTGGCCGGTTAGAGGTTGGCGGTGTTGGCGCTCGTCGCGCCGCTTTCGTCAGCTTGCCTCCTGTCGTTTCGCCGGTTCAGCGACCGGACACACACACATCACGAGTCCGCACAACACCACGGCGCGGAAAGTAGATCAATAGCTTTCTACCAGAAAGATAAAATAAAGATTTTGTCACCAAACGCGGACATGGCCGGGAAACGAACCGCGCCGAGGCAGCATGATATATGGTCACATATGGCAACGTATGGTCACATATGGTCATTCTGGTGGGGCGAGGTGCGACGTCCCAAAGTTAGGTCCCCGGGATCTCGACGTCGCCGTGAAAGTAGAATATTCCGCTGTCGTTGTGTATACGGCTGTTTTCCGCAGTATCAAGTGCAGAGTTACAGGCGAGCTGTAACTGCAGCTGCGAGGCGTGGCGGTGCCGAGGCTCAGCAACGGCTGTTGCTCGCGCTGTGCGCTCGCCAGTGGCGCGATGCCGGCCGCGGCCGTGCCGTGGCTCGTCCGCAGCGCCACGCCCCGCTGCGTGTCTCGTGCTGTCTCTCCGCGTGGCGCGGCCACGCCATGGGGATGGCGTGGGGATGGCTCAGCCATGGGGATGGCCCGCGGGGCGTGGCCGCCGCGGCCAGCGTGGCGCGGCACGCCGGGGGTACACTTGGCTGAGCCGGATCCTGCTTGCGCGCGCGCCTGCAGGTGTGGACACGCAAGCACGGGCTCCCTAGCCCACCCCCGTACCTTGGATTTAGAAAGCTATCCCGAGGCCCTCGGCCGCTGTATTATTGGCCTACATGCCCGCCAAAAAGCAGTACACCTACGAGGACCTCTGCAAGTTCCCAGCCGAGACGAAAGTGGAGCTGGTCGCCGGGGACCTTGAATTTCAGCCTGGCGCAAGCCCGCGGCATCAAGCAGGTGTCGCGAAGCTCTACCGCAAGACTGACAGCAGCTACGGCGATAGCGACGGCTGGCTCTTTTTGGCGGATATTGACGTCGTTTTCGGGCGAGACGTCTTTCGGCCTGACCTCAGCGGCTGGCGCAAAGGAAACTGGCCGGACACCGCCAGTCAGCCGGCGCGCGTGATCCCCGACTTTGTCTGCGAAGTGGTGAGCCCGAACTATCGAAAGTATGACCGGCAGGTGAAACGTGCCGCCTACGAACGCGAAGGCTTGCGCCACTACTGGATCCTGGACCCCGAGATGAACATGCTCGAGACGCTCAAGTGGGTCGAGGGCCTGTATGTGAGTACAAACGTGTTCCAGCGAGACGACATCGTCTGCGCAGAGCCATTCCCCGAGCTCAAGTTCGAGCTATGCGACCTGTTCCTCTTCTGAGATCGATGAATGGCCAAGACACCCGAAGCGTATATTCGCTGCAATGCCGGTGTGTACTACGCCCTACAGTACCCCTCTCAAAGCCAACTAGTTCGCAGCGGTAGTTTCAAGTATGCGCTTTGGAAAGCACGCAAGCTTGGCTACGCCGTACGCGTTTACGCGGGCTTTGGTTCGACGGTCTATCCGCCGTTTCCCCTCGTCGAGATGTTCGAACCATGAAAGACACCGAAGAGCTGATCGGTGGCCAAGTTGTTACACGCCCCGAAAACACCCTAAAAGAGAGCCTCGCGACGGTCTTTTTGATCCTCAGACTCGTCGACAAGGTCAAGAAGCCATGGGTGCTCGCTGGCAACGCGCAGGTGCAAGTCGGCCCGAACATTCTCATCCCCGACATCATGGGCTGGGCAGACGGAACGGGGGTCGATCTTCAGGAAACACCGATGTCTCGCACCCCCGACTTCGTCTGCGAGATCAGAGCCGGCGCCCGAGTCGACGTCGAGCTCTATCGCCCCTATGTGCCGTATCTCTGGGTGCTCGACGTCGAGAATAAGCGCTTTTCCGCGTACTGCGGCCCGCACCTCTTCGAGACGTCGAGGCTCGACGTGCCTTACGTGCTCGACCCTTTCGACTTCGAGATCAAGCTATCGGAGCTGATCAGGCGATGAAGAACCACGAGATATACAAGTGCGCTCTGCACGACGTAGTCGCGGCGTATTGCCAGCGTAACAACATCGAATACAAGAGCCTTGGCTGGGTACCGATGCGCCCGTTTACCTCGCCAGACGACGTCTTCGTGATCAACGGACAGATGCTGGCTATCGTCATCGCGCGCAGTAGCAGTCTGGACATCGCCACGTTCCGCCAGTTCGAGGTGCCCGAGCTTTGGTATTGGCATGAGGAAGCGCTATTCACCTACTGTTTAGACGATGGTAAGTACGTGCATACGCGCGAGAGCTGGCTTCTGCCCGGCCTCAGTCTGGCCCGTCTTGAGCAGCTTGTTATCGAGCACGTGAGCTGGCCCGGTTTCCCTTCGAACGTGCTCATCCGGCGGTTTTTTGAATGAAAGACCTCTTCGACGCCGCCAAGCGGCTCGGTGAAGAGTACGACGACGACTTCACCGACACAGCCACCGAGTCCTATTTGTCTGCCTATGCATGGCCCACACTCTCGCGTACCTTGCCGCCAGGAACCGACTGGAACGCCGCGCGGCTCGTTCTACGGCGCGGATTTACCGAGGGAGTCGTCATGCGGCACATGCACATCGTGCTCTCCGAACACACGGCGAGAGCGAGCAAGCTCGACAGCGCTTTTCTGCAGCGTGTAGCTGAGGATCACTGGGTCGTGAAGCTCATCGAGCTCACCAGCGTAGGCGAGCTCTCGTTCGATCAGCTCGACGCGCCGTACAAGTCACGACTCGAGGCGCGCGAAGCGCTGGCCCGCTTGAAGCCTGAATACGTGCTGCTACTCACGCGTGAGGACGGTGAAATATGGGGCTAGAGGTACGCATCGTATTGGCGCTCGAGGGCGACGATCTCGACTTGGGAGACGCTCTGCGCCGTGTCCCCGAGCTTGTTTCTACGGCCTTTTGCAAAGACGGCCTCGAGCTCAAGTCCGTGTCGATCTCGCTGCGCGAGAAAGAGCTCGATGACGACGACTTCTGAATTTTGCGACCAAGAGGGCCAGCCGATAAGCCAGGAGGAGTGGCACGCTCTCTTGTCCACGCCCAACTACCGCATGGTCAGGCTCACGTGCCCGCAGCCCGAGCTCGAGGTGATGACCTTCTGGGTCGGGCGTCTCCCCTACTTGTTCGAAACGCTGGTCAGACGTCTGCGTCGCTCGGTGCTGGCGTCTCTTCGCTATGCAACGCGTCAGCAAGCACTTGACGGGCATACAAATTTACACGAGCTCTTCGCTCTTCCAGCCACGCGATATCCTCGCGAGAAAGAGCCTCGCCTCGTTCAATCCGCTCTGCGTCGGAGAGGCCCGTAGCGACGAGCGAGTTGATCGAGGTCGCGATGAAGTCAGCGAACAGAGCTCTCACTTCTTGGTCGTTACGCAGCGTCGTAGCGACCACGCCGTGAAGCATCGAGTTGTGAATGACGATCGTGACGCCGAAGCCAGTGCCCGCCAGAAGTGCCTTCGCGTGCACGCCGAGCTCGTCGATGTACTCAGCCGATGTCTTCGGGGAGCTGGAAGGGGAGGAGTCGTTCATCGGTATCCTTTGCCAGCAGGCGTTGTTTGAGAGCCGCGACGACGTATCTGTGGCCGGCGATCGCTTCGTCCATCGTTGAATAGCGAGTCATCCACAAATCCGCCCATGGGTGCAGTGACCCCGGCGACTTGTCGAAGATCATCGTCTCGAAGATGAGCGGCGCTCCACGTCCGAAGGCGTGGTTCAGGCCGAGCCACACGGTGGAGACGGCCAGGCCCTCGACCATGTCGGAGCACACGCGCTTTATGGCTGGGTCGCGCATCAGCTCGGCCCATTGCTTCATCGTGATCGGGCGGCCCTTGGGGTCGTAGCAGTCCGACTGCTCGAGCGAGTCCCAGAAGTCACGGGTGGTCTCCAGCCCGGCTTGGTCAGAGACGGTCAGTTTGTCCGAGTCACTCATTGCACAATGCTACCATTTCAGCGTGCCAGACGACACCATCACCGAGAGTTTGCGGGCCATCTCGGCGCAGATCAACCTCGCGATAAACCACCTGAGCCCCCAACCGGTCGACGAGAGCGCCCTGACCTATGCACGCTATGTCGCAAGCGTTTGTGCACTTCTCGTCACGACGCTCCCCCAATGCAGCCGATACGACTTCTACGAGATGATGGACGTAGGCATGGCCATAGCCCGAAACCCGTCGGATCTAAATTGACGTGTGCTAGATTCTATCTAGCCCGTGGCACGAACACAACTAGGTAGACTCCGCCCGATTTTGCCGCCGACTCCTCGGCAGATCGATGCTTTGCGCTTACACCTGCGCAATGCGCTATTCATCGAAACGGCAGCCGTGCTGTCTAAAATCTCGCCGGCTGAGCTCCTCGAGTGGTTCCGGCGCGCGATGGACGGCGACCCGGACTTCGTGCCAGTGCTCGATATGTACCTCGAGGAGACCGCGCTTCTCGCTAAAGCGATCATGGCGCCGATGTACAAAAAGGCGTTTGAAGACGGCGACACTGACGCTCTGAAATTCATCTACATGAACCGCATCAAGCGGCACGAGCAGCGTTTCGTCGAGAAGCTCGAACAGGTCGAAGACGCACGTGCGAAGGCTATCGCCGAGGGCGAGCACGGCTTCAGGCTGACTGAGGATCAGGTGCTTGAGGCTGAGAAGCGTCAGCTACAGAGCAAAAACTGACCTCGTCCGGATGGTCGACAGCTATCCATTTTCCGTCTCGCTTCTCGAGCGAGCAATGAATCGAATTCATCATGCAGCTTGCGTCCCAACCCCGCGAAGCGCCGAGAAATCCGTAGCGCGTCGGAGACGTCTTGCCGCAGGCACCACACACCCAGACACAACCGGGCATCGCGCGTAGATCCGCCATGTCCGCAGAATACCCAATGCCAAAAGAAACAGCAACCGCAGCAGTCACCGAGACCGCGAAACCAAGGCTTTTCGACCACCCCGGCCGGCCAGTCTTCATACTCGTGCCTTACAACGAGAAAGACCAAGCGGTCTGTCGAGACGCGCTCTCTGATAGCTACTTCTCGTTTATGGAGACACCGCCAGAAGTGGTCACGGAAATCAAGCCGATGCTCTTGCGTCAGGACTCGATCATCTACGTCGTGCATCCGACTCGCGTGCGGAAGCCAAATAAGGCTGGGCGCTACGAGTTTCTAACCGAGCCCCACATTTCCCTACCCTTCGACATGGAGACGTTGGTTCAAGGTAAGGCACGAGTACAACTAGACCTCAACGGTATTACGGGCGAGATCTCGAAGAGATGCAAGAACGATCCAGCGGAACGGGGCGGACGCTTCTTCAGGGCCCAGTTGTCGAGCGTGGACAAGAAAGCTCCGAACGAAGCGATGATTCGCATCACCGATCTCTGACCGAGTACCGGCGACTGCGCCGGCAAATGATCGAGCTGCTCGAAGAGGAGCTCAGCCGGCGAGCGGCAACGCCGACAGTGTCTGACTGCAGACGAGCTCTAGCGATGGCGCGGGAGCTCTTAGAGCTGCAGCAGGCTGAACTGTTAGACGTCGTGTTATAATACAGCGTGCCTCTAAACTCGTGGTTCACTAACACTATTGCAAATCTACCGGGTGAGACGGTCACACCGGGGGCGGTCTCGCCGACTTTGCAAAAGTTTTTTGGGGCCGCGATTCCACAGGCCAAGGTCTTGCCGACCGTGGGCAACTTGCTCACGCGGCAGCCCGTTCAGCAGCCCGCGCAGCCTGCGACGCATACGTTCCACGACCCGACGACCGCTGCACCGCCGCAGCGGCTCGCGACCACGGGCCCTATCGTGCAGTCAAGCACCGGGGCTCCGCTCATCGGTCCTGGCCACAACGCTGACGCTACCACGTACTTCGACCGAGACCGCTACAAGGGCACGCCCGAGCAGCGGCTCGCGCAGTGGCGCAAAGAAGTCGACATCGCGGTCGAGGCCAAGCGCAAGCAGCTCAGCGAGCGGCTGTCGAAGGCGCAGTCGGAAGCGAAACGACTCGGCACATTGGTACCCGACCTCGTAGCGAAGAACGCCGAGGACCATAAGAACTACGACGCGTTTGTAAAGTCGACGCTTCAAGCGCGGCTCGATTCAGCCCACGGTGATCCGGGGCTCATGTGGGGCGCGGACGTAGACTCCATCATGACGGAGTTTCCGTTCGACAGCTGGGCACGCGTTCCCGACGCGACGCTCAAATCGGCGCAACGAGACTTCGCGACAGCTACGGACAACTCGAAGAAGTGGGGCGACTCACTCGACGTCGATTGGCAAAATGCCGACAACGGCATGTACAAGCAGATCGATACGTATGCGGGGGAGTACCAGAAATATAAAGACTGGGATGCAGCCTATCGTAAGGCCCAGTCGGGCAACGACATTGCCTCCAAAGAATACGAGCACGAGCGCGCAGCATACGAAAAGCTAGCGGGCGAGTGGCAGACATTTCTCGACGCGGACGCCAAGTGGAAAGCACAAGCAACCCAACTAAATGCCGACGTTGCGGCCGGCAAGTATCGAGTACAAAACGCGTGGAAGCTGATCACGAGCGGGAATCTGACGCCCGGTCAGCGCGACGCGCTGATGGCCGAGTTGGAGAAGGGCAACGTCAATCCCGACATTGGCGTACCCGACCTTGGTCCGCAGCCGACGCCCCCCGCGACAGAGCTGCCTGGGACGCCGCCTACCCCACCGCAGATCGCAGACCTGCCGGCGCTGAACCTGGACCCTGGTATAGCAAGCTTTTTGGGGGTCGAACCGAATCACGGGGGTGTAGCTGCGACGCAAATCGCAGCGCCGACAGCGATTACGCCAGCGGCAGCAGAGCAGACGCCGCTACCCGACACGACTCCGCAGCCATGGGCGGCCCCGACCTCGACCGCTACGACGCCAACTACCGGTACGACTCAGACGGCAGCTCCGAGCGGCACACCACCGTGGGAGCCGGGACACGTCCCGACGCTGGCGGAGGCTCAGGCCTACGTCTACCCGACTACCCCTGGGGCGCCGAAAGCTACTCCAACCCCCAAGTCGGCGCCGGCTGGGACACCAGCACCAGCACCGACAGCTACGGGAGCGGAAGCAGCGGGCACGACTCCACCGGCGGAACCGACACCAACGGGTGGAGCGGAGGCGGCGGGGACTTCGGAGGGGGCGGCGCCAGCGGAGAGTGGTAACACTGGTGCCATCAGTGCTGGCACAAATGCCCCGACGCAGCGCGAGGTTGGCGCAGGCACCCCGCAGACGAACGCGCAGGGCAGCACTCAGCAGACCCTCGACCAAGCCAGCAGCACGCCCGCTCCGACGCCGCAGAGCACGCCGGGTGCGCTCGCGAAGCTGACGTCTGGCGCGGCCATCGAAGAGCAAGGCGGCGACGACGGTCAGAGCGACGGCTCGGCCGGGCAGGCGACCAACAAGGACGAGAAGACAAGCAAGCCTCAGACGACGCCGCCGTCAATCCTCGCGCCGTTTCAGAAGCAGGCGGAGATCGAGAAGACTCCAGAAAGCCAGGACGCATGGGCGTAGTAGATGATTTTCTTGAAGGCTGGAAGCGCAAAGCTGGCCTCGGAGACACGGGCGAAGCAGTCACAAACTACTTCACTAAAGACCAGAATACATTCGGTCGCAAAGATAGACCCGAAGGTATCGATGCCACGTACGTCGATGTTGACAAAGACGGCAATCGAGTCACCGGTCGAACTATAGGGCAGACTGTATCTAGAAAGCCCTATGAAAAGGCGAAAGAAAGAAATCCGGTTTCTACCGCTCTGGGCGGCATGGCGGGCAGTGCGACGGTACAGGCGCCGGTGTTCGCCGCTACCAGTGGTATAGGCTCTATCCCTGGGCGCCTCCTACGCAACTATCTGACGGGTGCCGGCGAGCACGCGGTCAGCGAAGAGCAGGGCGGGCTTAGTGACAGGGTGAAGGGTACGGCGAAGTGGAGCGTCGATAACCCGCTGCAGACCGCCGTGAACACGCTCCTGCCCGAGGTGATGCCTCACGCGATCAAGGGCCTGAAGGCGGGAGTCGGCAAGCTCCTCGGCCGAGCTCCGAAGCCGCCGACGCCTCCGACCAACAGCCCCGTCGACGAGTCGGAGGTCGATGACGTCTTGGCTGAGATCGGCGACTACGAGGCGCAGCACGGCGCGCAGGAGGGCGCGGAAGCGAAGGCGGCGCTGGTCAAGAAGATCATGGACCGGCGTATCGCGGCGAACGACAACGCAGACGTCGACTTGCCAGATATCGGCAAGCCCGCTCGAAGGAACGTCGCTAACGACAACATCAACATTCCGATGCCGCAGGTGCCTCGAGAACAGCGCGTGAAGCGTGCGGTCAATGACGACGCAGATAGGCTGCGCGTCGAAGGCAACACAGTCGAAGAGGCGCTGGGCAGCTTCTTCGACCACATCAAGAAGATGCCGATGTTCCAGCCGCGAGGTCCGAAGACTGAGGGCATTTTGAACGAGATGAACGAGACGGGAAAGCTGCCTCGCAAAGAGAGCTTGCCCGAGCTCGCGCGCGACGCCTACCCAGACAATCTCGGAATAAAGAAGCGGACGCGACTGGCGCTCAACGAAGAGCCGGTCAACACGCAGAACGACCACATGGGCGCGCACGAGATGGGCAAGCAGCGCAGCGCCGAGGCCAGCGACGCATTCGACAAAGCCACGACGCACGAAGAGCGGATGTCTGCGCTCGACCAGCAGCGAGACGCCTACAACCTGCCCAAGCGCGAGCCCACGGGAGACGACGACGTCAGCAACATGATCCGCGAGCTCCGCGGCAAAGAGGCAGCGGAGAAGGCGAACTGGGAAGCGAAGTGGCGCGAGAAGAACCTGCTCGACCCCGAGGAGACTGAATAATGCCAGATCCGGCATACGCGGAGCTCATCCGCAAGCTCAAGGGAATGTTCGACTCGAAGCCTAAGTTCGACGTCGACGTAGGCCCCGTCGAAGAGCTCAAGTACGGCGCTGTAGAGCCGCCGACGATTGACCTGAAGAACCGCCCCGAGCACCGCATGCCAGACGGCAGCGTGGCGACAGTGCGCTCCATGGGCATCGAACACGACGGCAAGCACGCGCTACTGCCCACGATCAGCCACGAAGGCAAAATCTGGTCAGACGACGAAGCGTTCGATAACTACATGAAGACGAACGAGCACATGGGGCTCTACCCCGACGACGAGACGACAGACAAAGCGGGCGAGCTGATCCACCAGGACCAAGCCCAGATGCTGCGCGACCGTCGCACCGACCGCTTCAAAGACAACTTCAAGTGGCTTGCCAACGACTCGCGCATGCGACTCGCCGACAAGGGCAACGCTAACCCTAGCCCCGAAGACATCGAGAAAGAAAACAAGCAGCACGAGGACGCAGACGTACTGCTTAGCACTGATCTGTGAACGAAACCGGACTGAGCGACACTAGCCTGCTTTGGCGGGCGGGTCGCATACGTTACAAGCTACACCCTGGGCAGTTAGAGCTCTACGAAAAGTATAGAGCGTGGGAGGCGGAGACGTACGCGGCGCGCTTGCGCGGCGACGTCGTGCATCCTGATGCCGACTGGCCGCGGATATACGTGGCCAACTGCGCGCGCCGCTTCGGCAAAGACTTTCTGGGGCTGCTGATCCGGATTGAAGACGCCATTCGTGAGCCGAAGCAGATCCTAACATATGCGACGGCTCTGCAAAAGGACATTGCGTCGATTGTTATGCCGCTCATGGAGCAGATCTGCGACGACTGCCCGCCGAGCATACAGCCCTATTACCGGCAGAGCTACCAGGGAGTCGAAAGCGGCTTCTATTTCCACAACGGCAGCGTCCTGCGCCTCATAGGTCTCGACTCGAACCCGGACGGCTTGCGTGGCCGCTGGTCGAACGGCGTGACCATCTCCGAGGCCTGTTACGTCGACAAGCTCAAGTACGTCGTCCAGTCGATCATCATGCCTCAGTTTCAAGGGCATTTGAAGGCGACTTTGATGATGAACAGCACCCCCGCGCGGGATCCTGGGCATCCGTACAAAACAGAATTTGTCCCCGACGCCATCAAGCGCGACGCCTATTCGAAGTACACGATCTTCGACAACCCGCGTCTCGGCAAGGCCGAGCGAGACGAACAAATCCGCTCGCTCGGTGGCATCGAGGCCGAAGAGTGCCGCCGCGAGTGCCTCTGCGAAGACGTCCGCAGCGAGTCTCTAACCGTCTTGCCCGAGTTTAGTATCGCTCAGCATGTGATGGAGCAGAAACTACCGCCGTATGCTTGCGGTTATACGGTTGTAGACCCGGGTACTCGGGACCTATGCGCTATAATCTGTGCGTATTACGACTTTGCGCGCGCCAAAATGGTCGTTAGCCACGACTGGGCGCAGCGCGGCGCTCCGACTAACACCGTCGCTCACGCCATCCGCACGACCGAGTCGCTGGCGTTCAAGGATCTCACGTTCTGGTCAGACAAGATGTTCAAGCGCAACCCCGTCTACCGCTACAGCGACATCGACGCGCGCATGATCCTCGACCTGAATGTGCAGCATAAGATAAAAATCGGCGCAGCGGACAAAGACGGCGCCGAAGCAGCGCTAAACCAGCTGCGAAACGCGTTTCAGAACCAGCGCATCGAGATCAACCCGCGCTGTCGGCAGACGATCCAGCAGTGCGAACAGCTCATCTGGAACAAATCACGAACGTCTTACGAGCGTAGTGACGCGCTAGGGCACGGCGACCTTGTCGACTGCCTAAAATACGCGTGGCGTCACATCAACCGCCAGCAGTCACCCATGCCGCCCTACGGAATCGTGCTTTCTCGCGATATTCCCCTCGAGAATATTTTTCTGCATGAGGGCGACCTGCGCTCACAGAGCCGCGTGAGCAAGGCAGCCAACGCAATCATGCCTCGCGGCGTTCAGACGCGCGGTCGGAGATCCAATGTTTGAGCTCGAACAGAAGCACGCCGCGAATCAGAATGACCCAAAAGAGCGGGAGACGTCGACGACTGAAGACGCGCTGCAGCTCATCGACGAGTATTGGGCCAATGAGCGCGACCCGGACGAGCTCTGGTCGACGCTGAGCGACAAAGAGCAGGAGTTCTACTGCGCGCTCGAGCGGCGGAACCTGTTCAACATGTACCGCTTCTCGTTTTCGCACTACTTCGGCCTGCACGGTGCGTCAGGAGCGTCGTCACGCTGGCAGACGCAGTCGATATCCTTCGCCGGGCCCGACAACGAGCTCATCGACTTCTGCATGAACGAATATCGGTCATTCGCTGACCAGATTTTCAACATGCAGACTAAGCACCGTCCGTCTTTCGAGGCCCAAGCCTTGAATACGGACTACAAGTCGCTGGCGCAGGTTCAATCCTGCGACACGATGGTGAAATACTACTTCGAAGAGGTCTACGGCGAGAAAAAGGAGAAAGAAGTAGTAAAGATAGAGGGTCTCTACGGCAAAGCTTACACCCACCTAGAGTGGGATCCTGATGGCGGCCGGCAGATCGAATACGAAGAGGAGATTCCGAGTGACCGCGGCCCCATTCCGGTCAAGAAGCGCGGCAAATCAGGCGTTATTCGTCTCGCTCGCTGCTACCCGTGGGAAGTGATCTGCGAACCGTACCGCTCCGAGCTCGACGACCCGATGTGGCGCATGGTCATCGGGGCCAAACGCAACAAAGTCGAGATGATCGCGCGTTACCCGCTCTTCGCCAAGCAGATTGACGAGTCGGACTACGTCGCGAACGTGTACGAGTACCAGTTTCCCGGCTCTGACCCCCTCGCCAAAGAGCCCGAAGGCACGTGCGGCTACCGAATCTTCTATCACGTGCGCTGCATGAGCATGCCTGAGGGTCGAAGGGCGATTTTCGTCAACAACGTCTTGGTTGACGACGGCCCGCTGCCGATCGACGAGATTCCGGTCTACCCGTTGTGTCCTTCCGAGCTCCACGGCACGAGCTTTGGCATCTCAGCACTGTGGAATCTGCTGCCTATGGAGCAGATGACCAATCAGGTGCTAAGCGATATGGCCACTAACATCGAGGCCTTCGGAAGGCCGCCGTTAGCGCTCGTCGAAGGCTCCGACATCGACATCGACTCGCTGGCGAATGGCCAGAAGGTCATTTTCATCCCGCCGAACACGGAGCCGCCAAAACCCGTCCAATTCCCGCATTTGCCCGAGTACACCTTCAAGGTCTTGGACATGCTGAAGGCCTCGAAGCAGTCGATCAGCGGTCTGAACGCGATTGCACGCGGCGACACGTCGACGAACATCACTTCAGGCGCCCACGCGGCACTTTACAGTCAGATCGCCGTCGAGGCGCAGTCAGACGAAGCTCTGAACCTCGACCTGCACCGCGAAGCCGTTGCAAACGGCATGATCAGCTTTCTCAAGTACCACGCGAAGCACCCACAGCTCGTGGCCATCGTCGGCATCGACGAACGCGCATATCTCGAGGAATTTACCGAGAAAGAATGGACGGGCATTCAGCGTGTGCGGATCAAGACGGCCAACCCGGCCCTCAAGACGTCTGCCGGCAAGATGCAGCTCGCCGAGCTCCTGCGCCAGTGGCCCGGCATGCCGATCAAAGACCCGCAGCAGATTATCGAGCTCGTGGTTAGCGGTCAGTTCAAGCCTGCCTACCAGCCGACGCGCAGCGCCGAGCTCCGCATCCGCCGCGAGAACGAGAAGCTGCTCAAGGCTCCGCAGATCACGGAAGTGCCAGGTAAAGACGGCCAGCCGAAGAAGACCGTACCCACCGTCAAGGTCTTGATGACCGACAACGTCTCGAGTCATCTCTTCGGCCACCTCGAGGTCTTGACGTCTCCCGCAGCGGAGAAGGATCCGCGCATCATGCAGGCGTGTCTCACGCACATGCTTGAGCACGTGGACCTGGCGCGCAACGGCGACCCCTACCTGGCCGGCGTGCTCGGCAACCCACCCCCGCAGCAGCCAGGCGGCCCACCGCCGCAGGGCGGCCCACCAGGTGGCAAGAACGGCTCGAGTGGCAGCAGCCCGACGCAGGCGACGCAGAACAAAGCTGCGGCCGTACTCGCGCCCGACCAGACAGACGACTCAAATGGCGCGTCGATACCCTCGCCCGCCAAGCCCGCCAAGCCCCCGCAGGCGGCGGCATGACACAACCAACAATCGCACTAGGACAACGTAGCTATGGCAGAGCCATCCGCAACGCCCTCGTCGACTGGTACCGGCACATCGGCACCCTCGACATCGGGCTCATCTACCTCCACCTCCACCTCCACCCCATCGCAGTCTAGCTCGGTACCGAGCTCGGGATCTTTGTCTTCGCGAGAATTCGCGAGACAGCTGCGAAGCAAGCCCAACGGCACCTTCGACACCATCCGGCCCGCCGACAAGCCAGCCGAAGCGGCGAACGACAACGCGAGCATCGCCGCTAGCCAGGCCCAAGAGCCCACCCAGCGCGAGTACAGCGACGACGCGCCATGGTACCAGCGCTACGAGCAGGGCATCCACGGCGTGCCCGCCAAAGAGCTTCTAGAGGCCTTGGAGCGCGGCACGGTGCCAGACGCTCTGATGGGCAAGCTGCGTCTCGCCATGGGCGAGGATGGCTACGAAGGCTCTTTAGAAGAGCTTCGAAGCGGCGCCATGATGCGCCGCACGTTCACGCAGAAGTCGCAGGAGCTCGCGGAGCAGCGCCGTAGCTTCGAGGCCGAGCAGGGCGAGCTCGTGAACTACCTCAGCAATTGGAAGCAAGACCCGCAGCAGCTGCTTTACGGCATGCGGCGTCTCGGCATGCCCATTCAAGAGGTCGCGCAGATGCTTCTGCAGGAGGCTGTGACCGCCGACAAACTGAACGAGGCCGTGCCCGGCTCGGGAGACGAATGGCTGCAAGCGCAGATCATGAAAGCGGAACACGCCGACTTGTTGAGGCAGCACCAACAGCAAGAGCAAGCACGGGCGCAAGCTGAGCAGGCGAAGAAGCAGGAGTCTATCTCTACTAACCTGCGCAACATCGCTATGAAGGAATTCGAGAACGCGGGCTTAGACTACAAGCCGACTGCCTGGAACCTGTTCCGCGAACACTGCGCAGCGGTTTACGAAGAGACCGGCAAGTTGAGTCGTGCTGACGTTCGCCGCGCAGTTATCGACACGAAGGCGCAGATCGAAGATTACGTTCGTAAGTACAACGAACCTACGCAGCGCCCCACGCTCGGCGGGCCACGGCTCGACGGCGGCGCTCCACGCGCCACGAACCCGTCTGCGCCGAGTCGGCCAGGCAGTCGCCAGCTGTCGTCTCGTGAGTTTGAGCGCCAGATTCGGTCGGGTCGTTTTTGATACATGTTATAATCTGCATTAAGCACTAACTAACCAGTTCGCAAGAGGCCCGCGACCTCGGCGTCCCCCTAACTAGTGGACAAGACGCCTAACATACCGTGGACAACCTCAGACTAGGTGAAGTGCGAAACCACTGTTTCTCACAACATAGTTTGAGGTTTCTACATATATGGCTGGTAATACCGGCGCATTGCTCAAAGAGGTCTACGGTGGGATGTCCAATCCTATCGCGCCCGAGGGCAGCTTCGCCAAAGATATTGAGTTCGTTCCGCCCAAGGAACGGACTGGTCGAGACTACTACTTCCCCGTTCGCCTTGGCCTAGAGCAGGGCGCGAAGTACAGCGTCTCTTATGATGCGTTCGAGCTGCAGACTCCGGTAGACGGCGTCTACGAGGACGCAACGCTTGCTGGTGCCGAGATCGCGATGAAGGCATCGCTGTCTTACGGCGAGATGAGCCGCTTGTCGGCGTCGAAGGGCGAGAGCTCGAAGGCGTACGACCAGGGCGTCGCCATCAAGATCCTGAACCTGACGCAAGGTATGGAGCTCCATCGTGAGATGGCGCTTTGGTACGGTCCCGGCGCTAACGCGCTGGCAGCACCGCTTGCAAACATCGGCGTTGTAAACAGCGTCGGTGCAGCGGCTGGCGTGAACGGTATCCGTATCTTCACCATCACCCGCGCTTCATTTATCCCGGGTTTTTGGCAGGATGCGCAGAACATCTTGCTCGAGTTCGTGGCGTCTGGCGGGCTGACACCCTTCACGGTCACCACGCCTGCAAAGGTCATCGCAGTCGACATCAAGAATGCCCGTATCACGGTGCAAGGCTTGCAGGCTGAGGTAAACAACGTCGGCTTCGCCGCTGGTGCGACTGTCCACGTGTACTCGTCTGTCGGTAACTCGATGATCGGCGCGCAGCCTATCTGTGAGAACACCGGCATCATGTTCGGCATCGATGGCGCGCAGTACCCGCAATGGAAAGCGCAGAGCTACCCAGTCAACGGCACCTTGTCGTTCGACAAGCTCATCGAGGGCATCACGCTCGCTGCTGACTCGGGTCTCGACGGAGGCTGCACCTGCTATGTGAATAACAGGTCGTGGTCGACACTTCTGACTGACGAAGTGGCGATGCGTCGGTACCTCGGATCTGATATGGGCGGCAAGGCTAAGCCCGGGTTCCGCGAGATCGAATTCATCACAAATTGCGGTGTAATCAAGATCAAACCTTACAGGTACATGAAGCAGTCGTTGGCATTCGCCATTCCGACTGACGAGTGGAAGCGTGTTGGTTCGTCTGACATCACTGCCACCCTGCCCGGCAACCCTGACGAGTTTTTCTACCAACAGCTGGACAACGCCGCAGGCGCTCAGTTGCGAATGTACATGGACCAGTCGATCGTGAGCGAGATCCCGTTCCACTCGGTGATTTTCAGCGCCATCGACAACCCGAACGACAGCATCCCGTCGCTGACCTGATCTTCTCTTTGACTGCCCTGGCCTCGGGTGTGCGTTCGCGCGCTCGGGGCCGTTGTTTATGGAGGTTTTGACATGTTTCCGATTTTAGCCGCGGCACAGGCTGCGATGGGCGTGATCGACGCCAAGAAGAAAGAGGCCGAGGCGAGACGCACCAACGCTGCTCGTGCAGCGCTCGGTGAGGCGCCAACAGCCGATCCCGGTGGCGGCACCATGGGTGCTCTGATGAAGGGCGTAGGAGACGTCGCAGGCGCCATGGACAAGCAGCCAAAGGCGCCGGAGAAGCCGAAGATTGATAATTCGCCTGTACCCGGCCCGAAGCCGCCGATGTACAGCGCAGACGACGTCTACCCGAACACGGGCGCAGGCACGAAGCCGCTGTCGACTCCCCCGCCCGCGGTTGGACCGGCGATGGCTGGACCGCCGATGCCTCCGATGGGCGCCATGCCGAAGCAGCTGGGAGGCATAGGAGCTCAGATGCAAGACCCCATGCTCGAGGATGAGAACGCGAATCTGATGGTCGGGTAACATGTTCACGCAAGACTTCATCGCGCGAGTGAGACAGATGTGTCAGCTGCCTGATGAGGATCAGGACTGGACAGACTCAGAGATTCTGCAAGAAGGCACGCTCGCGATCCGCGAGCGCTTCACTCAGGTCATAGCTAATATCCGGCAGGGCTATTGGCTCAAAGAATATAAGATCTACACGACTGCGGGGCGAGCGCAGTACCGGATCCCGTACCGCTCTGCGGTGCAGGGCCTCGAGCTCGTCGAGATCGAAAAGGCGAATTCGTCTGGCCGGTGGCGGCAGCTCAATATTGCGACCACATCGCAGACGACTGACTACTCGACGCCGTCGCCGAACGAGCCAAGTCACTTCGAGATCCGCGGCGACAACATCGTGCTCTACCCGACGCCGCAGCAAGACCGCTGGCTGCGTGTGCGTGGCTACCTGCGCCCGAGCGAGCTCGTGTTGCAAGAAATCTGGTCGGACGAGTCCGGAGAGCATTCGAACGTCGGCATCGTGCAGACATGCGAGCTCATCGATGATGGTTCCGGCGGTCAGTTGTTTCAGGTGACGCTCGAGAGCGAGCCGCCATTCGACTTCACCAACGTAGTCGGCCAGTCCTTTGATGTCGTGCAGTCGACGGGTAGCGCCGAAGTCGTCCTGCCCAGCTGCTACTGCTACACCTTCTCGCCGCCGCAGACGATGCTCATGCGCGTGGACTTTCCCGGCCAGTACGACGCCGCGGGAACGGTCATGACCACGGCCGATGGTGACTCGTTTCGTGCTGCCTATCTCATCGCAGCCGACTATGCGATCACGATCCCGCTGCCGCAGGAGCTGCACTCGGGGCTTGTGGCCTGGGTGAGTGCTGTGATCCTCACCGAGCGCGGCGATCTCGAGAAGGCCGCTGGTTGCTCGAAAAAGGCAGAGGCGGCCATCTCGCGCGCGATCGACGTTATGACGCCGCGCATCAAAGCTCAGCCTTACACATTCAAAACTAAGAATAGCTATCTGCGGAGACGTCAGGCGTGGGGCTGGGGGCGATGGTAAAGCATGGCCAAGCTCAAGACGACCCAAGTCAAGATCCAGGGCCTGCAGACTAATCCGAACCCGTACGCGCTGACACCCGGCAGCTGTGCAGAGGCCAAAAACGTCTTGATGCGTCGTCCGGGCATGATGACGGCGCTGACCAACGACAAGCAGCTGCTGAGCGTCGACACGTTTGCTACGTATAAGCCGATAAAGGCGTTCAACGACGAGCTCTACGGCGGCCGGCTCGCGGTCGTGCAGGCTCAGACGGCGCAGAGCCCCATCTGGAATTCGGCCGCGCCCGAGACGCAAATCGGTGGCATCAACACCTTCACGTTCGACAACCAGGACCCCACTCCTGTCTACAGCTCGAACGCGTTTGAGATCTCGAACGGCTGGGACTACGTCGGAAGCTCATATATAGAGCAGCATCGCAATGTTGGGTTTATTCCTGGCATGACGCATGATGCTTATAACACTTTTCGCACGCTCGTAACAGAAAAGTGGGGAACGATAGTGAGCTATGAGCGTTTTGCGGGCCTCTACCCGCCGATGCTCCAGCTTGAGCTCACGCAGGTGCCTGCAACGAGCGGTACGCTCGACGCAAACAACTGGTTCGTGCCAGGCAACACCGTCAGCTACAGAGCTGTGCTGACGCTCGAGACGAGCGACATTCCCGATGATCCGTCTGGCGTCTTGTCGCCGCCACCGCGGCCGTACATTTTGAGAGGCCCGCCGAGTCAGACCTATTCGCTCACGCAGGACCTCTACGGAGACAAGGCTTCGGTGCTCGTCTCCCCCGCGCTGAATATACGCGACCCGCTGCCGAAGCTCGCGGGCTTCATCAATTATAAGTATTTTCTCGAGATTTACCGCTGCCCGCAAGACGAGGTGCAGGACCCGACATTCCTCACCGACGACTACAGGCTCGTCGCGAAGCTGGCAATACCGCTGTGGAGCTCGAGCACGTTCCCGATCGTCGGCACGTGGGAGTGGACCGACGCGATCAGCGAAGACAGCCGCAACGGTGGCCAGGCGCTCTACACGAACACCGGGCAAGAGGGCGACCAGGGCGCGAACTACGCGCCGCCGTCTGCGGCAGACATCTGCGTCTTCAAAGACAGCACGTTTTACGCGAATAGGGCGGGCTTGCCGGCGAAGAGCTGGGAGATGCGCGGCGCGTTCGGAGACCTGCTCACGACGAGTGAGGTCACCTACGGCATCGGCCATCGCACCATCGAAGGCTACGTAAATACGGGCACGAACACGATTTCGATCCTGTTCGACCCGAACGACATGACGGGCTTGGCAGTCGGTCAGGTCATCAGCGGTAGCGTCTGGTCGTCGAGCTTCGTCACGATTACGAGCATCAACACTGTCGCACATACCTTCACGGTCAGCGTTATCCCGAGCGGGCCATCGACGACTGTGACGATGGTCGTGGCAGATCGTATCGATATAGTCGAGGTGTATGCTGATGGTACGCAGTCTGCAGTCATGCATCTCGACCCGACTGACCCGGTCGGCTCGGCTATCAGCTGGAATCTGACCGCGAGCAAGCCGTACCTGTACTCGTGGCCGCAAGGGCTGCGCTTCGCCACTGGCTACGGGCACGTAATCGATTCGTACCCGCCGCAGCAGGGCTACAAATTCGGCATCATCAGCACGACGCCCTACTGCAAACGCGTCTCGCGGCTCGTTTTCCAAATGACGAACGAGCAGAACTACGCGCCGCAGGGTAAGCCAATCATAGGCGGTGCGGTGAGCAGCACTGCGTGGGTCGAGGGCACGTACGAGCTCCGGCGTAATATCGTCTACGTCTCGAAGACGGGCGAGCCCGAGCACGTGCCGATCGGCAATTTTCAGACCATCGGCGCGGGCGACATTCTGAAGATGTGGCCGACGACGTCTGCCATATTCTTTTTTTGCAGCGACGGCCTCTGGCGGCTCACAGGAGACGGCACGACCTGGACCGTAGACCAGATAGACCCGACGGCCTTTCTCGTCCACCCAGACCTCGTGACGTCGCTCAACAACAAGATCTACGCGATGCTTCAAGACGGCCTCGCCATTGTGACTGACAACGGCGCGCAGCTGATCAGCGACGACGCTATCGGGTGGCAGCTCCGAGAGCAGCTGAGCAAGATGCGTGCGGTGCAGCGTGAGTCGGGGCAGAAGACGCAGCTGCCTTATGTCTTCGGACCGAACATGGTCGCAGACCAGCATTTCAACGAGGTGTGGTGGTCGCTGACGACTGCGGGGTTCACGACGGACTGGAACCTGATTGACTCGTACATCTTCAACGAAGACACGCAGCAGTTCACCCGGCAGACGAACTTCTACCGGGGCATCGCGTACTACGAACGTAATCAAAGGCTCGTCTACATCAAAGGTACGACGACCTGGACGATCAACGTCAAATACGACTTCTTCACGACAGTCGATCCTGACGGCGGCTTCGAGACGTACTTGCCAGCGACGGTCGAGTTCAACCCGCTCGTGTCAGAGGACCAAGGCAACCTGAAGCAATGGATGGACGTCAACTACTTCATCGTTGTAAACGGGTCGCTGTTTACGATCTGGAATAGCGAGCACCGTCTCGTCAATCTCTACGACGAGACGCTCGGCTATCGCTTCGAGACGGTGCACTTCTGGGTGCCCCGCAAATATGCGCTGAAGCCGTCGCTCGAAGATATGGGTTTCACCACTGACGCTACGTACTTCTCGCTCACCGGCTTCACGGTCCGTTACCGAGTCGCCAGCGACACGCTCAAGAAGCAATGAGGAACACTCCTCACCTACCTGTTGCGATTCCAGACCCTGCGCTCAACAGATTCCTGACGAGCGTACAGGCCTGTCTCGCGAGTGTGGTAGACTTGATTCTATATGAAGACACGGTTGTATGGAAGCCGCCATACAGACTGTTTATCCCGCTGAGAAACGCTCAGACACGCCCCGTGCAGCCGAAGATTGTCGAGCTCGGCAGGGCAGTCGTTATCAACGAGCCCGAGACGCCGGTGCACTTCGGAGCCACTACGTGGCGCTGGGACTCGACGAACCAAATCACCATCATAGACCAAGCAGGCCTAGTCGAGGGTGTCAGATACTCACTTGTATATAAGGTTATAGGCTAATGGTTACCCGCGCAGATCTAGAATATGAGCAGCCGAAAATGGACTCGGCGGCGGAGACCTACGGCAGCATCGACTGGGGCGGTAACCTGCTCTTCGCGCCTGGCGCGAAGGACTACAACAAGCAGATCGAGAAGGCCACCCGTCAGCTGCAAGACACGCAGTCTGACATCGCGTGGGAGAACTACGAGGGTGCGCAGGGCGCCGCCGACAAGAACCAGGGCCTCTGGGACACCTACGCTAACCAGCTCGCGCCGCAGCTCGGCGGGTTCTACGGCGACGTAAAGGGCCGCGACCGAGCGACGACTGACCAGTACGTCGACGCCATGGGCCAGTGGACAAATCCCGCGGATTTGTTCAAAGACCCGAACTTCATGCAATATGTCGGCGACGCTAAGAATCATGCGTTCCGATCCGGCGATGCTAAGACTGCCCAGCTAGACGCACTGTCGCAGCTCAAGGGGCAGACGGGGCTGAAGGAGACGGCCCAAGAGAAGCTCATGCGCGAGATGGCGCGCAGGCAGCAGGAGCAGAACGAGCGCGGCAACCGTGAGGCGATGAACCAGAACCTCAAGGCTCGAGGAGCGTATGGCTCCGGCGCTGAGATTCTAGGCAATTTGATGAGCGCGCAGGGCACTGGCCAGCAGCGGTCGCTCGAGAACATGCAGGCGAACGCGAACGCGCAGCAGCGCGCGATGGCGGCGCTGGGTCAGTATACGCAGGCTGGCGCACAGCTGGGATCGCAGGACCTTCAAGAGGGTCAAATGGCGAACCAGATGGACCAATTCAACAACACCCTCCAGCAGCAGTACAACAACTTCAAGGGCCAGCAGCAGATCGGTGCGACCAACGCAGGCAACACCGAGCAGCGTACCCGTGCGACGGGTACAGCCAACGCGCAGCTCGGCCAGACGGGCCGCGAGCGGCAGGACTTCGGCGCGGAGCAGGGCTACCGGCGAGACCTCGCGTCGGGCGGCATCGACGTCGGCACCGGCAACCAGAAGATGAAGACGGATGCGGGCGGCGCATTGAGCGGCGAGCTCGGTAAGCAGGTGGCGACGCTGCAGTCGCAGGCGAAGGACGAAGGGATTTTCGGCTGATGTACGACCTTCTGCTAGACGATGAAAACTTGATCACGCCCGAGGCGACTGCAGGCGCGCTGCCGCCAGGGGCTGCGCCCGCGGTCAAGACGGAAGCGGCCACCGGCCAGCCGGTCGTCGACACGAAGGCCGTCAATCCAGCTATCGGTGCGCCAGACGTGCCTACGGGCGCGCAGCAAATCGGGCCGTACGACCACAACGACGAGACGGACCTCGCGACCGGCGAGAAGATCAAACAGGGCGTGAACCTGCTGCTTGATTACGGCCTCGGCAAAGGTGCGGGCGGCCCCGAGGCTGCTGGCGGCACCGGCTTGGTCGGCGGCCTGCCCGAGTGGTTCAAGAACGCACGACTGCGCGACCAGAAAGTCGGCAAAAACTCGTACACGCTGAAGGACGAGGCCAGCTGGGCGCCACCCGAGGAAAACCGCCTCGGCAAGGGCCTTGCAGGCATGCTTGCCGGCATGGCGACGGCAGGCTCACGCGTGGCGCTCGAGGACAAAAATCGGCCGCTAGCGATGCGTATGAAAGACGCAAAGCGGGTAGCGCTTGGACAGGGCGCCGCGCAGCTCGCGGGCGACTGGCTCGACCGCAAGAATCTGAAGTACCAGGACCTGTTGAACGCAGCCAAGGGCGAGTCGGAAGTCGCTAAGAACTGGGCGACGGGTACGGGCAAGGGCGGCAAAGGCGGCAGCGATTCGAGTCGTATGAGCGCGCTCGCTGCGGGCATTTCAGCTACGGAGCGCGGCATCTCCGAGGACCGCATGGCGCACAAGCTCAAGGTCGACGAGGCGGACAAGATCATCAACAACGACGCGGCGAGCGTCAAGGCGAAGAAGCTGCGCCGAGACATCATCGCGTCGTCTGGCGGCTACTTGACGGAGAAAGATGTTCCGTTCGCGTCGTACGCCGACCTAGATAAGTTGCAAGGGCGGTTCAGTGCACTCATTCAAGAGCGCGCGCTGCAAGAGCGGCATAGGTACGATTTGCAGTGGGATTTGTACAAGCAGCAGAACGCACTCAACAGCGACGTCGCGAAGAAGTGGCTCGGCGAGCAGCAAGATATGGCGAATCGGCGCCGCGACTACTGGCTGCCGAGCAACATGTTCTGGCAGCACGGCGTGCCGCCAAAGGACACGAAGACGTACGAAGACGTCAAGACTCACGTGCAGCAGACGGACATGATCTTGACCGCGCTGACTGAGATGTCGAAGATCCAGCAGAAGCTGAAGGAGATCGGCCCGTTTGCAGAGGGCGGCGGCGCTGTGCTGCGTGTGCTCGGTAAGCGTCTCGGCATGGAAGAGGCACAGAGGCTCGTGCTGCTCGGCGAGCAGTGGGCGGCCGAGTTGCGAGACGTCATCCGCGAGAAGAACCATTTCGGCGTGCCGCAGGAGTGGGAGCAGGAGCTCATGCGCTCGCGCGTGTTGTCTCCCGGCGACCTTATGGCCTGGCTGCAGGGAACGAACGGCTTCGAGGCGCTGTACGCGCTCACGAAGCAGAACGGCAAGCATTGGCTGCGTACCAAGGGCGGTATCGGCTTCGAGGGCGAGGACCCGCATACGACCGTGAAGGGCGAGCGCGAGTGGAGCGGCCAGGCGCCGCCGCTGTTGAACGAGATCGTCGTGCTCGGTAAGGACGGCAAGCCCGACCCGCTGTGGGAACGCATCAGCCAAAACGGCATTCAGATCATGGATGAGCTGCAGAAGTACGGCCGGCGACTCACCGAGCCGGAACGCGCGGCGCAGCCACCGACGTCGAACAAGCTGTCGCAAGATACGACTGACAACCGCCCGGCAGGGACCACGCCGAGGATCGAGGCTGCGCCAGCCGCGCCCGCGGGCGAGACCGGAACCCCGATTTTTCAAGAGTTCAAGAAGCAGGTAGAGCGTCTGCAGTCGGGCGCGGAGAAGTGGTCGAAAGAGCAAGTCGATAAGTGGAAAGAGCAGGCGATTCGTGCGGGCGACAAGATGCTCGAGACGCTGCTCAACATGCCGCTCGATGTGCAGCAGCGGCTCTTCTTGAGCGGTTCACCGATCACGGAATCGGCAGACGGTCAGATTCACGTCGGCGCGCCTCCAGCTAGGCCGCTAGGTGACAAGCCGCTAGAAGTAACAGACCCGAGGGACAAGCCAGCATCTGCAGCCAATGCACCTACCAGTCAGCTTCCAACAAAGAAGCAAGAAGAAGGAAAGAAAGCATCTGGCTATAAGATTGTCGATAAGGACGGCAAGGTGCTGCAGGAGATCCCTGGCACTGTCTCGAAGGAACAAGCGGACAAGATCTACAAAGCCGGCATCAAAAAGATGCAGGACAGCAAGCAAAGCACTGACGGCATCCAACTGATCACTCAATAATGCCTCCCGAGAAAAAAGATAATCCGTTTGCCGCTGCGATGGCCGAAGTGCTTGGTAGCGAGGACGCAGGTACGCCCGAGCCCGACCACAGCGAGCCTACGTCTGGTCTCTCTGCGCCCGACGCGCAAGACCCGATGCTGTCGCTCAAGTCGGAGCCGAAAGACGTGCCGATGAATCTGCGGCGCTTGGATCCAGACAAGCCCCGCGAAGGTGGCTGGCAGGACACTGCGCGCGGTTTTTTGCACTCGGTGACTGGCGGCACCTACGTCAATAAGCTCTTCGACCAGGGCGTCGACACGCTCAACAGAGGCGCGCGTGCGGTTGGGCTGCCGAGCGCGGATCACACGCTCGATGGCAAGCCTGCGCGCTACGCAGGCGCGACGCCGTCACAGACGCTGCGCGAGAAGCCTGTGCAAAAGGCTCGAGAGGACCACCCCGAGATGACTGCCTCGGGTGAAGGTGCGGGTGTCGCAGGGCTGATCGCCGTTGCGCCTGAAGTGCTCGGCGGCCTCGGTGTGGCGGGCGCCGAGCTCGCGCCCATAGTAAAGACGCTCGCGAAGCCCGTAGTTACAGCTGCCGAAGACGTGGCGTCTGCGATTCCGGTCGTCGGCAAGCACGCATCGAAGCTGCGCCCGGCAGTCGTCGCTGGCGCAAAGAAAGTCGCCGATGCTGCTACGCGCGCAGGCGCAGGCGCGCACAAGTGGGTCGAAGAAGCGAAAGACGCTCTGCCGAATGTCGCAGAGGGCGTGGCACGTGTGGGTCGAGGCGCGCAGGGCCTCGCGACCGCAGCGATCGCTCGAGGCGGACAGATCGAGGGAGAGCTCGAGGACCGATACGCACGCGTGATCGATGAATTCAAGCAGCACCCAGTCGAGACGGCGCTGACTGCCGCGGTGCCTGCTCTCGTCGGCGAATTCGGCGGCGGTGCTCTCGCCAACCGAGGCGCGAAGCTCAAGGATCGCGCCGACGAGACCTTCGGCAAGCTTCTATCGGACCGTCGCACAGAGCGTAAAGCGCTCAAGAAGGGCGGCGACGTTGAGTTTCGGCGCATGGGCAAGCTTGCTCGCGAGATGGGCCTCGATAAGCCGACGAATCAGCCCGGAAGCGGTTGGCATCGCCGTACCAACTACCGTGACATCGATCAGAACCTTCAGCAGCAGCGCGAAGCGCTCGGCAACGAGGTCGCGCGGACCAACGAAAACGTGTTCGGCAGCAGCACGGGTCGTGATCGTCCTGACGCGCCCGGCGTCAACGAACGCGTTGGAGACGTCGAGCTCCCGACCGCGCCGATCTCGGCCAAGCTCAATAACGCAGCGCAGCGGTTCGAGGTTGCTAACGCGCCCGAGAAAGCAGCGGCTGTACGGCGCTATCAAGACAAGTTCCAGCCGCAGCCTACCGGCTCGCTCGGCCCGCCAGCTCCCGGCGTTGTGGCCGAAGGCGCGCCGCGCATCAGCGCGGCAGACGACGTGCTACCGCCCGGTGTGATGGCGCCGCCGCCCGCGCCGCCCGCGCCGCCCGGCGCTTTGACGATACCCGTCACAGCAATCAATCCAGATCTCCGCGGCGGTCCAGTCGTACGCGAGAACATCCCTCCTGCCGCCGCGAAGGCCTATAGCCAGCCGCCGCAGCCGACTGGTGTGGCAACTCCGGGCGTCTCGCCGAGCGTGGCGCCTACGAACCCGCAGCGCGCTCCTACGCCCTACGGCGTGGGTACGCCGACTCATCACGTTCAGCCTGGCCCTGCGCCCGTAGGGCCGTTCCCGAGCCGCACTGGTGTCGGTACGCCGGGCAACCCGCAGCGCAACGCTCCGGCGCCCACAGAGCCCGCAACACCTGCTGGCTACAACCCTCCCCCCGACCCGCACCCTGCACCGCCCCCGGGCAGCACGGCCGCGCAGATCGCCGCTTGGGAGGAGGCAGAAGAACTGCTCAAGCACAACCTCGGCGTGCTCCCCGAGACGCCCGCGGGCCAGTACCCCGCGCCTAAGCCGGCGCCCGCACCGACGAAGCTACCGAACTTCAACAAGCCGCCAGCAGCTAGGCCGACTCAGCAGCCATCAGCTGCACGAGCTCCGCTACCTACAGGTAAGATCCCGGCCCACAGCAAAGGCACTGTGAAGCGCCCTGAGCCCGAGGATAAGCCGGGGCGGCCCGAGATACCCCCACGCAACACGCGGGCACCTATGCCCACGCAGAAGCGCAAAAAGCCTACGAAACGAGAGCAGCTGCTAGGACCCGAGCGGGCCGGCGAGCCGTTCCCGCCGTACGTGCCTGGGTCGTCTCCGCAGTACAAGCTGGCTGAGCCCAAGCTCGAGCTCGGCGGCCCGTCGTTTCAAGAGGGCGCACCGCGCGCGCCACGCATCAACTTGTCGCCGACCGAACAGCGCGGCGCGGATCCTAGTCGTCTTACTTTCGGCCAGCGTCCGCTGCCGGGTATCGCGCAGCCGACTCCCGACCCGGTCGGACAGCACGGGCCGTGGAAAGCGTCGCCGTCGCCGGCAGTCGGTCTGCTCCAGAACTCGCTTCGACCCCCCGACCCGATCCTCACGCCGAAGGGTGGCCGAGGTGTGATGCCTCGACTCAACTTGATGGAGCCGAAGCTGGGCACGCTCAAGGGACAGCTCGCGCCGCTCCAAGGCCCCTACGTTCCGATGGCCGGGCTAGGACCGCACCCGCAGCCCGCAGCGGGCTTCTACCCGCAGCCCGAGTTTCCGACTCCCGGCCCGATGGGTCTGAACCCGCCCGTGAGCTCGGGGCACTATCCGACTGCGGGCACGCGCAGCTATCTGCTCCAACAGGGACAAGAGCTGCCGCCATCGACGCAAGCGCAACGTCCGCAGCGCCAAGGGCCTCGGCTCGATGTGCCGCATTTCAGCATGCGTCAGGCAGACGAAGTACAGCGAGACATGATGTCGCAGCTGCGCGACCACGCCAAGCGCAACAATGTGCCGCTGAAGCCCGGCGAGGACAAAGCTGTTCGCCCGATTGCTTACGGTTTGGCGGGGCAGAAGCACAAGACGCTCGACGAGCTCGAGGCCGGCGGCAACCTGATCCCCGAGCTGCTCAAAGAATATAAGAGCGCCAATTCGAAGTTTTCTCTGATGAAGGACATCGAGGATCACGTCGGTCGTAAAGCGCTCCAAGAGCCGAAGTATGGCGATGCTCTCGGCACGACCACGATCACCGGCCTGGGCTTGAAAGGCCTGCATCGGATGATCGGCGACCAGAAAGCGCAGCACCGCAGAGGGCGCATCTACGAGGGAGTCGGCGAAGCAGTTCAAAACCCTCGAACTCGACTAGGTGTCACCGGCGGTGTGTCAGGATATCAGGGCTCACACGAGGTGCGCTCAGCTAACGAAGACATGAAGAAGGAAATCGAAGAGGAACTAAATGGGACTATCAAGTGATCAGGTACGTGGTGCGCATCTCGGCGGGCTAGCATCCGGCGCGGCGCTTCGGCACTACGAAACAGGCGCAGTTGCGCCACTAACGGCGAACACGCTCCTGCGCTCAACGGGTCTAATCCCGCTGACGACTGCCTTTACGACTGTAAGCGGAACGGCTTACTTTGTGTACATCGGCCAGGTCGCGCGTTCGGTCAAACTCAACAAGGTGTACTTTGTGACGAGCGGCACCGTAGCTGCGGGTACTCTCGTGCAAGAGTACGGCGTTGCGACGAGCCAACACGCGCCTAACGGCGTGAACCAGGCGCTCACCATCGCTGCGCTCGACTCGACCACGGGGCTCTACACCGGCGCGCTGGGCCGCTACTCGAACGGCGGAAACCTCAACTACACGCCACCCGGCGCGACGCACATCTGGGCATTCGCGCGCTGGCAGCCTGCGACGACTCCCCCGACCATCGCTAACGGCCTCGCATGCGACGCCGGCCAGTTTGCCGTCGTTTCGTTTGCTTCGGTTGGCACGCCCCTCGTGGTCGGCCAGGTCATTGCGACGCCAACCACGGTCAGCGTAACTGCTGTGACCGCTATCGCTCCGAACCTTGTGCTCGCGACCGAATAATGGCCACGAACTTCAACACGCTTCGCGCGGCTCGTTACGCGAAGCTTGCTGACAACCCGCCCGCTAGTGTGCCGCCCGAAGTACGCGAGAAGTACATTCGTATGATGCGCGCCAAGCAGGCCATGAGCGAAGCGGGGATCGAGCAGCCAGGCGAAGAAACGCCGCTCGATCCCCTAACCCCAGTGGCCGCACAACCAGTCGTCGTTATTCCTGACTAATCGAATCGAGCGCGGCGCGCAAGGCATCGCGCTCGATTTGAAGAGCTCGGTTCGCACGACGAAGAGCGAGGAGCTCTTCGGACGGCGCCGCCGTGGCAGGCGGCGACTGTCTAGTGCGTTGGGCTAGTAGCGCTTCCGCAGGCGAGAGCTCCTGCTCTTTTGAAGTTTGCAGCTGAGCAACAAGCGCTAGTGATGTCTGCGAAGGCTGCAGCGTTGGCACTGGTTCGCCCGGCTTCGGCCGTAGGTGTTCAGGCACAGTGTGCGGAACCTTGTTCGGCGGCGTGTTTGCGTAGGGGTTGTAACCCATGCGACGAAGCGTATTCGTGACGGTTTGCGACCCGTTGATGTTGAGCATCTGCTTTATTTTGTTCGCCGAGACGCCCTGCTCGAACAAGCTGATGATCGCTTGCGTACGCTGGTGCGCTTCGATCTGCTCTGTTGAGCCTTTCGGCTTCGGCCCTGGCTTGCGATGGGTCGGCTTGTCTTTCAACGGGTGTGACTTTCGGTCGATCTTCGCTCGAAGACCGGCGTTGATTGCCCACACGTAGATCGAAGCATCGCTGCACCCTAGCTCCTTCGCGATCTCAGGAGGCTTGCGGCCCTGCTGGTACATCTCGAGAGCTTTAGCGCGCGTTTCGGCGGGATACTTGTACGTGCCGACTGGTGAAGCCACTGCTTCGCTCATTTATCCGCCGGGCCAAGAGCGAAGAACTTGCGAAGAGCGTGGCGCGTTTTCGGCTGACACCGATCAACGAACCCGGCGCATGCGCGAAGCAACGCGACGTCTGAGATGCCGATCGCTTTCGCTATTGGCTGCAGTCCATCGTATTCGATGAGCTCCTGCAGCATCTTCATTTCGCGGGGCCCGAGCTCGGTGCCGACGTAACGCTCTTTGCCGGCGAGCGCTATCGGTACACGTACGGGTGCCTGAACAGGTTGAGGTGCGGGACGTCGTGAAACGAAGGTGGTTTGTGCTGCTGAGGACGACTGCGCCATCTATACTCTCCCAATGGTTGACTTGTGTTCGCCGAATCGGGGCGGGGTGTTGTTCAACCCCACCATTATCGTCTGCTCTAACACGGCAAGCCAGTCGTTTGCGACGGCACGCGCGCGGTTTATGAATCGCAAGTCGAGCGCTTCTACCCATTTCCTCGTCGGGCGGGACGGCCAGATTGAGAGCATCCTGCCGACTGACTGCGTGGCCTGGCACGCTGGTCGCAGCGAGTGGAACGGGCGTACGGGCGCCAACAGCTTCTCCATCGCCCTCGCACTAGTCAACGTGGGTCCGGTCATGGCTGACGGCACCGCTGTCTCAACGGGCGAACTGCTTCCCGATTATGACATTCTCGAGGCGCCGCATCGGCTGCCAACGTGCGCCTTTGACCGCTGGCAGCGCTACCCCGAGGAACAGATCCTGGCCGCTAAGCGCCTAATTCAGCACTTGCGGCGACAATTGCCTACACTGGCGGAGGTCGTGGATCTATCGATGATTGCAGCGTTTAGGGCGGCGCACGATTGCGGTCCCGCCCTACCCCTCGCGCAGCTTCAGTCGTCGCTCGAGGAGGCTGCCGCGAAGGAGTGGCGCGCGAGCGACTCGATCAGTTGGATGTAAGTCAGCCTCGTGATCGTGCAAAAGACGTTGAGGTCGTCTTCCCAGTCCCAGCTAGCGATGTACGCGACCGAAGCTTTATCGGTGAGCTTGTCTCGCACGCTCAGCAGTAAATGGTCCGCGTCGACTGCCCACAGCGGCTCGGGGATCTCGAACCTCGAGCGTACGTTGTGGTCGCTCTCGACGAGCTCGACGCGGCCCATCTCATGAGCTAGTGCCCGCCAGTGGTAGCTCAGCATCGGCTGCGTTGTCGTTCGCGGGCTCCGCAGCCAGGCGTGCCTTGTACCAATCGGGGAAACCGCTGACAGCTTTGCGTCGAATCGTCGGCAGAGCCCAAGCCATAAGCTTCTCGGCGATGAGCTCTTTGCACTCGGCGTCGATGTCCCCCTGGAGCTCTTTGATCGCAGGTCCAATGTCCGCGACAGTGCCCGCCAAGCGGCCCTCGTCGCGGAGATGTTGGATCGCCTTTTCCCACCGCGCGGGAGTCGATACGAGCCTCCCCAACGCCTCGCGTATGTCCTGAGGCGTCGGATTAGCGGCACGCCACTCACCTGAATTGAGCTCATGGAAACCCTCGCGCACAATTTTGGCGAACAGGGGCTTGTCGTCTGCCCCGAATCTCGCGTGGTTTTTGATGACGACGCCCTCGGCCTCGACGCCGCCGAGCACCGACGTACGACCCATAAACTGCCGCGCATCGCCGAATTGCTCGAGAACGCCCTCGTAGTAGCAGGGAATGGCCTCGAGGCCGATGCGCTTGCACTCTTCTTCTAGCGCCAGTCTAGATAGATAATGACTAGTTGTCATTTCCACGTCGTAAACCATGACGTGGTATCTAGGTATACGGTTGTAAGGCAAGGTGTTGTGCTTCGGCTTACCGAGGTACTCGCCGCGATAGACCCAGCCAGGCCGCAGCGAGTCGGCTAGCTCTTTGACCGCATGGACGCCAGCGGCGAAGAGCTTGTCGGGTGCGTCCACATCGATCATGCAGCCTTTGCTGCGGCACTCGAGGTGGCCGTCGATCACAGCGAACGAAAACTGACTGCCGTCTACCTTCTCTTCGACGACAACCGGGCCGGCGAGCAAGTGCTTGAGCTCGCGATGGCCCTCGTGATGAATCTTGGGATAGCTTGAGATCTGCATGTGTTTGAGTCGTCTGCACGGGCAGCGCCCACCGTTGAGCGCTTTCGCCACGTTGCAGTTGGCGCAGAGCACGGCCAGGCGGCCTTGCGGCCAGCCGGCTTTGCGCAGGAAGCGGTAAAAGTTGGTGCCGCGGGGACCATTCGCCCGCTCCGCGGCACCATCGTTGTAAATGTGATCGAGCTGCAGAAAATCAAGGTATTCCTCGCCGCAGCATTGGCAGACTTCGCCGTAGGCGTTGATCGCCTGACACTTCAGTCGTCGATTCGCAAGCGCTCGCGATTCGCGGCATACCTCGCAAATTCTTCGGCCGACTTCGGGAACCCGCTTGCACGAGCGGCATCGGCTGCCTGCGCGAAGTAGTTCGGCGGCGGCGCGAGCGGGCCCAGTTGAATGCCCCGGTTCAGGTCCAGCGCCTTGAAGAAGCTGTCGTCGTTCGGCGGCGGCGGTGGCACCGGGCCCTTCTGTATCTCGCCGTCTCGCAGGTGCTCGGATACGCGGCAAAGCTCGATGTCTTTCTGCAGCTGCGCGTACGTCCGTGCGTTCACGTAGATGTAGTTGGGGTTAGGCTCGCGCATCAGCGCAAACGCCTCGCTCATCGACGGCTGCGGTGTGCTCGGCTCTTTGAGCTCGAACTGACAGTCACGGCCGTTCATCATGCGGCGCTCGGCGCCCTCGAGCATGCGCTGCTCGCGCGCGAGCTCGACCTGCTCCATGTGCTGCTTCATCTTCGTCTCGAGCGCCTGCGCAAACGCGTTCGAGCCGAACAGCGCTGTGGCCTGGTGCTTGAGCTCGGTTGCCTGCTTGCAGACGTGGTAGCCGCAGCATGGGCAAGCGCGCGACGCGTAGTGCGGCTCGCCGACTGGCGCGAGCGGCTTATGCGCTTTCGGCAATGGTCTGTTCGAAGCTGCGCGCGCCGCGTGCCAATTGCTCAGTGGGTTCATCTATCTCTCCGAATAGAATGCGTTTCAGTGCGTGCTCGTAGCCCGAGACGCGCGTGCATCCCTTGGCGTCTTGGTTCCACGGTCGGTCAAACAGTAGACCGCGGCCGAGGTTGTGTTTGATGTTGTCGACGCAGTCGTCAATGAGATGCTGGCCGATGATCCGGTGCTTCTGCCCGACGAAGAGCACGTCTTGCTCGGGGAAAAGCGATCGAAGCAGTGACTCACGATCTCGCTGCCAGGACACAATGCCGTCCCACGGCTTGGTGACAAAACAAACATCGACGCCATAGCGTAGCAGGTTGTTCACGAATTCAGGCGCACCTGGGTACCAAGTTGCCATCGCCGCAAGGTTGTCCTGCTTACGAAGCGTGTTATACATTCGTATGGCCTGCGACGACGTCAGCCCCATTGCCGTGGCGAAGTCGTAGGCCATCCATGCCTCCGGCGGCGGCAGATTTTTCCCGAGGATAGCCTGCGCTGCGCGCCACACCGGCGTGGCCAGGTCGACGAGCACGCCGTCGACGTCGAGGATCACCGTGACTTTCATTCGCGAACCTCCCAGTCGTCGGTGACGAAGTCAGCGCCCGAGAATTTGCACTCTTCCCACGGGATCGTGGGGATTGGCAGCCAGTAGCGTCCGTCTGGCAACTGCACACAGCGGCCCGCGGTGTACTCGAAGCCCGCCCAGTCGTACGTGCCTCGGCTATACGGGTTGTGCTTGATCGCGACGAGGTCGACGAGCCGCACGCGCACGTTTGAATGCGCCGCTGTAACGAAGGCCTCGAGCTCGGTGAAGCGAAGGCGCAGGAGGCCGTTGCGCGCTTCGATCATCAGCCCAGCGGTGATTGAGTCGATTAGTTCGTCTTTAGTCACGGGCTGGTAAGTATGTGTCAGACCTAACGCTCAGTAAACGCCTTTTATCACTATACGAGCAAGTGGGACTAACGTGGTCAGACAAGCGCGACCCTCGGTGCTTCGCGACTCCCAGAGCAGGTACTTCACCGGCGACTCTTCGAGCAGCGCCTTCACCTCGCACGCGATCATCGCTGGGCCTTTGCCGTAATCGACAAGAAGTGCGCTATGTACGCCGCGGTCGTCTGCCACCGTACGATTGGCTTTGGCTAGCAGCTCCCATGAGCTAACGGCGGGCGAGTCGAGCTCACGAAGCGGCATGCAGTCTATAAACAACATGTCGATAAGATGTGTTGGTGCCGGCGGTGTTGGGTCCGGTCGTAACGTCTCACTGATAGCGCGCAGCATGCTCGTGTCCTGGGGGAAGCAGTCGGCTTGAAAGGGACAGCCTTTCGGCGGGAAAAATTTGCATTCGCTCAGCGTCGGCGGTAACGAAAGCGGATCGACGTCGGGCGGGTACGAGAGCATCTCCTCGGCGTGTCGGAGCACCGAGAGCTTGAAGCGCTCGCGATCCGCGCGACGGTCGATACGTACAACCTTCGGATGTACCGTCAGGTTGGACCACACGCCGCTTGTCCACTGGGCCGTGATAGCTGCTGGTTCCGACTCGGTATAGATGAGCCTCTGCACATCATCCTCGAGCTCGGCCACCGACTTGATGTACTTGGCAGCCGAGGTGGTCTTGTGATCGAAGACGCAGTCGACGGTCACGAGGTCTTTGATCCCGTGAAATGTGATGCCGTCGATGTCAGTCGTAAACTCTTGTTCGACTCCAACGATGTCTGCGTTGTCGTTGGCCGGCAGGATGCACGACATGTTTTCGGCGAGCCGTCCGATTGGGTACTTGCCCCAAGTCGCGTTCCAGTCGACTGGCTCGTGTCGGTAGTAGGCCTCGAGCACTGCGTGCACCCGCTTTCCCGCCTCTGCCGAGCCGCCAGCGGCTTCGCGGCGGTCCTGGCGGTATGTGAATGCCTCTCGACGCTGGCACCGCTTCCATAGGCTCAGGTGGCTAGCTGATATAGGTTTAGTGCTCACGCAGCCGCCCGCTTATCAAGTTAGCGATGCCGGCAGACGTCACCTGAGCTTTGAACCCGGCAACGAACGTGCCCGCGTAGACGAGCACGAGGGCCTCGGGATAGCTGCTCGTGTAGCCGCGAAACTTGATCCGCTTGAGCCACGCGATGGCAGTCGGGATGTCGTGCATATAGTCGCACCACCACCGAGCTCGAGGCCGTGCGGGCACGAGCAAGATCTGCTCACGTACGCCAGCCTGATATTCGTCTGCCGACTTTTTGAGCCACTTCTGCAGCTCTTCGTACGGCGGGTTGGCGAACGTGCCTGCCGCCCACGGCTCCTTCAGGCCGTCTTTCTCCGGCAGCATGTATGTAGTCTCCGCGTAATGCGGATGTACGCTCGAGCCGCAGGGGTCAAGCACGATGGCGCCGAACGTCTCTTGAACGACGCTCAGGATATCGATCGGCGTGCCAATGTCTTGCGGTCTATCTTGGCGCAGGCCAGTGGCAAATCCGGTTAGGGCATCAGCTGGCATCCGACCACACACCCACGGAGTCTTCTGGATAGAAGGTTTCTTCAAGAAAGAAATCTTCAACGGCAGGCAGCCGGTCGTCGCGCAGGCTGGGGAGATCCATGGCAACCCACAGATTCCACAGTGCGTGGCCAAGATGGTGTAGCCCGCTCTCGATGTCGTAGGTCTGTCCTGATGCATAGCTGAGGATGTGGCGCAGGGCGCTGTCGAGATAGCTGGTGAGCGGCGCGCCCTTGCGATAGTTGCCGCGCTTGTACTTCTGCCCGCCGTACTCGTAGACCGCACAGAGCTCGCTCAGCGCCGCGGGGAACTGCTGCAAGATGCCGAGCACGTCAGCAACGTCTGCCTTGAATTCGAAGCGTTCGTTCAGCTCGCGTTCGAGCTCGACGAGCACAGCGAGCACGGCCTTGCCGAGCGAGCGACTCGGGTTGCGGTCCAAGTAGCCTGCTATCTCGTACAGCGCAGAGATGAGCCAGCTCTCATTGATCGCGTCGATCGACTCCGAGGGCAGCACGACGCTCATCGCCTCGAGCGCGCGCGCCGAGGTGAACACGAAGCTTAGTTTCGGCTTGTCGTCGTTGTAGCGAATCTGGTCAGTCGAAAAGTCGCTGCTCGAGCTCGGCGATCTCGGTGTTGGCTTCGTCGAGTTGGAGCTCGAGGTCTTCGAGCCAGTCGAGGATCGTTTTGACGGCTTCTTCGTATTCGGGGAGGTCATCAACGTCTACCACTTCTTGAAGAGAGGTGTTGTATAGATAGGTTCTAGCTCTATCGCGTAACATCGTTCGGTTTCTTTATAGTCAACATGACGGCTACCGTGCCCGGCCAGAACAGCCCAGCCACGAAGGCAGCGGGTAGCGCGATGTACCAGGGCACGTCGTCATGCATCATTCGCTTAAGCTGATAGGCCGTGGTCACGAGAAAGACGCCGTAGTAAAACCCTAGTGGTGCGGACATAGCGACTCGATAAAGGCGACGGCTTCGTCTGCCCCGTAGCAAACACGAAAGAACGCGCCGGACCGTACCAAGGCCGCACCCCATTCGAGCTGTTCGGGTGAAACGACGCCACCATGGCGCCGCTTCAGCTCTACGAACACAACGCGTTCTGGCAAGAGAATCAGATAGTCAGGTACACCGGGCGAGACACCCATGGCCTTATTCTTGGCCTTCGCCGCGTTGGACGACGTATACGTGCTGTTAGGGATGTGCGCGAATTTGAGCCCCTTGAGACGCAGCCACGCAGCCAAGATGACCGACTCGTTGTACTCGCTTAGTTCCACGGCACTAGCCGCCCGTCTTCGAACCGTGGCTCGGCCTTTTTGTACCAAGCAGTCATCAGCGCTGGTTCGGCGCGGACCTTCACGTCCGGCGTGTAGCGATTGAAGGCCTCGAGCATGATGTAGGTCGTCGCGTAAGCCGCTTCGTGAGCTCTGCTTATCGGGAGTTCCGCTATCGTCTCGTCGTGAACATATAGCACATCGTGGCAGTCGTAGAGCGTATCGCCGGGCTCGGCGCAGTCGAACGCCATCGCCGTCTCGAATAGCGCACACTTGATCGCGTCGGTGGCGAGGCCTGAAAACAAGCCATTCGCGAGGTCCGGGTAAAACGCTTGGCCACGGATGCGCCCCGAGACAAACTGCCGGTAGGTGGCGACAGCATCGAAGTGACAGTCGCCGTCAGGAAACATCGCCTTGCACGCGCTGAAGTAGCCTTCGGGCTCCCAGCGCTCGCGCCATGCGTTCATGATCCGCGCAGCCTCGTAAAGCGTGACTTTAGGTTCGTACGGCTGGCGCTTCTTGTTCATCTGCGCGTACAGCCGCTGGGCAGACATCACGCCCCACCCGCCGAAGTTGACCTCTTTCGACTGCTGCCGCGCCAGCGCCCACTTGCCCTCTTTTCGTTTTGAAAAGGCTTCTTCGTAGCTGCAGTTGAGCAAGATAGAAGCTACCTCGCAGTGCACGTCTCGCCCCGCATTCAGCGCTTCAGCTAGCTTCGACTTGCCAGTCAGCCACAGCTCGCACTGGCTGACCGTGTGGAGCTCGGCCATGGAGTAATCGATCGAAACGAACCAGTAGCCGGGCCTAGGCACGAAGCATTCGCGCATACGCCCCGCTCTTGGTACGTTTTGAAAATTCGACCCGATCAACGGCAGCTTCGGCTCTCGGCTCGATGTGCGTCCGTTGAGATTGATTATAACATACTCAGTCTGCAGCGGCAGACCCTTCGCGCCCTCACGCAGTTGTGTCACGCGCTCACGCACGCTCGCGGCCGACGTGTAGAGCGCGTATGCCTGCATGACCGGATCGCCGCTGTCTCGGCACGCCTCGGCATCGAGGCTGACCGCGTTGCCCTCAGTGAGCTTGGGCTTGATCCCGAGCTCCGCGCATGCCTCGACCATGCGTTGTTGCGCTACCTTCGTGTCACGAGTCCCGACCTTCGAGGCAGGCCACACCTTACCGTTCGGGCGCTTCACGCCGCGAATCAGCCCATGTTCGATGCAAAGGGACTTCGCTCGCTCGATATCGGTCTCGACTTCCACGAGATACGATTCGATGGTGTTTGCGTCGGTGACCATGCCGCGCACCGATTGACGGTGCAGTGCAAGTGCTGCGCGCGCCTGAGCGGGGCCATCGACGATAAATTCTTTGAAAGCTTGTTGCGATCGGTCTACGCGAAGTGTCGCGAGTGCATCAAGCTTTGCGTATTCAACCGCGGCATCGGGCCAGTCGCGTAGAGGCCGTCCGATGAGCTCGGCATAACGTAGTCGCCAAGTATCTCCCGACTTGTCGAGCGCGCCGTATCCGTACCGCTCATGTAATGCGGCCAGATTATAGTAGTGAGGAAAAGTCTGACCAGACGCCAGCTTGTACCCATTGAGAACCCCCATGGCCAAGTCGATCAGCCGCTGATTGTGCTGAATGTCTCGCACGCGGCCGTCTTTGTATGCTTTGAATATGAGCTTTGTAAGACGCGGGTATGCGCGTAGAAACACGCAGGCGTCGAAGGCGAAGTTAGCGCCAGTGACTTCGCACTCGCTGAAGATCCAGGCGCAGACCTCCTCGCCGTCGTCGGCGTGGACGATAGCGGGGACCATGGTTGGAGTGCACCAAGTGATGCACGCGAGAGGCGGCGCTAGATCGATCCCTCGACCGATCAGCGCCGTCTCCGAGTCGACGGCAACGAGCATGTTGTTAGATCTCAGTCAGGCAGGCGCGGCAGTGGCATGTGCCACCAATCGCCTTGCCATTGTGTCGTCACGCCTGGCGGCAGATATTCTCGAGCGGTAACGTCTCGCAGGCGACCATCGACTAGCTGCAGCTCACGATAGCTCTGACTGCCGTCTCGCGCGCGCACTGCATAGTGTCCCGGTTTGTTCGGCGGATGTGGCATCCAACACCCGCGGATGTAGTCGGCGTACTGCTTTATCAGCGCATTCCGCTTTACACGTTCTGCAGCCTCGAATAGGCTCCAGTTGTCGCCCGCCACAAGTACCGAGTATCCCGTTTGAAGGAGGTACACGGTGCAGTGAGCTCGGTAAATTGGCAGGTAAGCGTCATGCGTCGAGACCACCGCATCGTCCAGCCCCGCAACCTCATCGCGAAACCGGCGCGTAAAGCAAGCCTGCGTGAGGTTGCGCCAACGATGCTCGTCAACGCACCTGTAGAGCAGATCGTGCTGAATCTGTTCGGGCAGCATGTGTCAATTCGGCCGAGCTCCAGTGGGTACGAGCTGCGCGTCCGGCGGAGTCATCTCGTCACAGAGCTGGTGGAGGTGAGTGAACATCTCGAGCGCATCGTCCAGATGCGCGATGTCCGACTCCTCCTCGAAGCGGATCAGCGCGAAACGCACCTCGCGCAAGAGGCCCAAAATCTCACGGTTGAGCATTGTCGTTCGCCGCTTTCTGCTGAGTCCAAGGCGTGAAGTGGAGATCGAGGTAGTAAGCTGTCGCGGCGAATCCGGGCTGTTCGAGCAGCGACGGGTTCTGCTGCGCCAGTGCTTTTGAGCCAGCCTTTAGCTGCTTGGTCGCGTTGCAACGCACGCGCTTACCGATGAGCAGTTGGGGCTTGGCGAGCGAGGCCTTGAAGAGCTTGTTCCAGTCTTCGCTCGCGATCTTGCCGGCGTCTGCAACTGGGTGCAGACCGCTCAGCGCAATGAGGAGGCGCTTGATTTTCTCCGCTGCCATGTCGCCGGCAGGGCCCGACGCGCTTATATAGACGTTGCGAACGGTGCCAGGGTCGTGGGTCGTGGAGTCGAGGATCTTGAAGTCGACGATGAAGGCGTCTCCCTTCTTTCGCGTTTCAATGACCTTCCAATCTGTAACCTCGAGCTCGTGATTGCCTGCTTCTAGATAGACGCCTTTCGTCCCGCTAGAAACTTTCGCCGAATTCAGATCGAGTGCATGCATGCCCATACTATCGCTATCGTCTCCAAAGTGCGCCGCGAGGGCGAGTTGTGTCTACTAACCAGTCACACGCCAGCAGCTTGTTCCCCAAGTTGCCGCCGAGGCTGGCATCAAATTTAGCGCGCTCTCGTGCGCGCTCGACTGCATCGATGTGCTGGCCGCAGCTAAAACAGAACGTGACGTCGACTTGCTCGGCGCTCTGTCCCGTTCGGTGGGTGCGGCCGATCAGCTGGTTCAATGTGTCGGATTTCGCTGGTGGTGCGACGACGGCGGATCGGGACCACCGTTGCAAGTTGCGCCCGGTGCAGTTGGGTTGGATGGCAAGGACAGCCCCCGTGTCCGAACCATATGACTCGATGGAGCCAAAGCGCGAGCACACTCCAAGCCGATGGAAGAACGGCAGCCCAGCGGCTAAGCCGACTGTCTCGCCGAAGTCTGGGTAGGGTGTCCAAAGCAGGCCTTTGTTTGTCTGCAGCCATTCGATGCACCAGTCGACTACCGAGGTATCGTACCACAGCAGCTTATGCCGAGGCTTGAAAGACGGCTCGATTGCGCGCCACGCCGCGAGAGCGTCTGAGTACATCGCGCCGTGCCTACCGGCTTCGACTGCCGCGGTGAATGTTCCAAGTGGATAGGTGACAGAATCAACGTGCGCGTTGCAGAGCGTTGCCCATAGAGATCGTGCGAGCACCCATGGCGCAGGTGGCTGCGGGTCGATGATCTTCGCGTAGCCGAGCCCGAGCTGACGAAGCAATCGCCAGCGCTCTGCGGGCAGCTCTGCAAACTCATACGGGCCGAGATGGCCGTGCAAGCGGGTACTCTCATACGCAGCTTCTAGTTCCGGGCTCGGTGGTCTGCGCAGTGTGTGCGAGCCGATGTAGAGGCTGCACGAGATCGAGTGCGCAGGACGGTAAACGAGGTGGCCAGGTGTTCTAGCAGCGTGGTCGGCGACGGCCAGGCGAATGTCGTCGAGCGTTGTGTCATTGGCAGGAGCGGGACCGACGAAAGCGCGCAGCGCGCCGGGGTCGAGCCGTTGCTCGGGTCGCTCTGACAGGGCCCGGTGCCACATGTCCAGGCTGTGATAGCGAGTCGGATAGGGGCTATGGGTTGGGCCGTGGGCTAGCTTGGCCAGGAACGCGACGTCTCGCAGGTCGTCGTCTCCCGGCGTGCCGGTCAGCAACACGACGCTCGTGTCAGGATGCGCCTTTAGGTGCGCCTCGAAGGCCTTGGAGCGCTTCGAGCCGGGCCGGAAGAGATGGGCCTCGTCGACGACTATCAGGTCCCACGCGCGCTCGAGGAGGCCGCTACGGACTAGGCGCTCGGCGGAGACGAAGGTGAAGTCGTCGGGGCTGCATCGCCAGTGCTCGCTCGCGGCTGCAATCTCTCGTCGGGACTTGTCGAGTAGCTGGGCGTAAGTGACAAAAAGCGATGAGCGCGAACCGAGCACCACAGGTGCAAGCGCCCCCACAAGAAGCTTACCCGCACCGACGTTCGCGAACATGCAAAGGCGGCGCGTGGCCACGAGGTCATGAAGAGCAGCACGCTGACACGGAAACAGAGGCCGACTGCCCAGCTCGTCACATAGGTCGTACGACCAATCCCGACGACGCAGTCGCTGGATACGTTGAAATTCGCCATCGGCCGTAACCCCCCTGCCCCACTCCGCCTCGTCCGTGTCCGTCTCACCCGCGGCAGCTAACAGCTGCGCGAGGATGGCGCCGGCCATCGCACCTCATCTAGAGGGTGAGCGGGACGAAGAGCTGCGTGGCGCGACAGCCGGCGATCATCTGTTAGCACGGATGCCCGCGGCCACGTACTTCTCTCGTAGCGCTTTTTTGTCGGCTTCAGTGACGGTGATGAGCTCGACGATAGATGCAAGAAACGTCTTGGTGATAGCGTCTTGCCGCTCGGTGTAGGCGTTGAGCGCTTCTTCCACACCTTTCACCTTGCGTGCATCTAGATACCTGCAGCCTAGATCCCAGACGACGATAAGGCAGAAAAGCGCAACCGTGCCGAGCGTCAAGAGCGAAGCCGTCGTCATACCTGCTCGTCTCCCCCGAGCTTGATGAGACGACGGCTCAGCTCCAGGCTGATCATGTCGAGGTCGAGAGCGGCCTCGCGGACAGCCGCCGGTTTCGAACGACTATGTGTGAGCTCGCGCTGGTGCTCGAGCTTGCCGTCAACGACTGCGATGCGATGGGCTGCGTAGCGGCCTTGCCGGTCTCGGGTGAGGATGACGCCAACGGCGTCTGTGATGGGGGTGTCCATATGTGCTGTCTGAAGTATGGCCTGAGCCAGTGTCTGATCGCGGCAAACGAGTGCTTCGCGCGCCGCTTGTAGAGCGATTGTTTGGTGCGCCGGTAGAAGTAGAAGTCGACGTGCCCCTTCGAGAGCCGCGGGTAGCCCTGCTCGCACAGGTACTGGTAGATCTGTTGCGAGTTCAGGCCATACTTGCGCAGGAATTCTACGACGTAGTGAAACACCGCCAACTGTGCCGCCTCGTATTGAGGCGGGCGGCCTAACGTGGCGCCGCGAGAGCGCAGAACCTCGAGCGCCTTGCGGGTGCGCCATCCGGTCAGCTCGCGCTCGAACTGCGCTATGCTCTTGAGCATGTTACGTAGCAACGAACGCTCGGGAGTCGGCGGCTCTTCGGGATCCTCGGAACAGGAGAAAACAGCCGCCCCTTGTTTCTCGATGTAATACTCACAAAAGCCGTCGATCTTCGTATCGCGCGAGAAGCGGTCTCGCACAGCGATAACGACATAGTCGATTGAACGGCTGGACACGTGGTCGAGCAACGCCCGCAGACCCTCACGGTCCGTGGGATCCGTCTTGCCCGACACGCCCTCGTCGATGAACCACTTCACGATGGTCACCTTGTAGAGCTTCGCCCATTTCACAATCTCGGCCCGCTGCGCGTCGATGGACAAGGTCTGCTCGTCCTTCGACATGCGCATGTAGGCGACTGCATTGCGCTCGGTGCGCACCGTGAGATTCGTGCTTTTACTTCCTACCTTCACGATCTATCTACCTTCTAGCTCGGAACTTCCATGTTCGATATTACCACGTTTGCGCAGAAAAACTACGCCACCGGTCACAAAACAACGTTAGATTTCGCCGCTTTCTCCAGGCTTTTCGCGCCCGAAAGCGTCGTCTGGCTTGACGGCGAGCCCACGCGCGAGGCCATCGAAGAGTCCAAAGACCGCGCCCCGCTATGGTCGCCGACCGTGTTCGAGGGCGACCGCCGCTCGGCCAAGACCGCCCTAGCCTCCGGCCTGCTGGTCTATGATCTCGACCGTGACGACTCCGGTGACGGCGTGGACGTCGAAGGGGTGCTCGCGCGGCTCGAGGAGCTCGAGGCGGTCTGCGTCCATTCGACCGCCAAAAGCGCCCTGCTGCCCGCTGGTCGGGCCAAGCTGCGGGTCATCATACCGCTGACCCATGCCGTCGAGGCCGACGCCTATCGGCGGCTATGGCGGTCCGTGGGCTTGCGCCTAGGGTTACCGGCCGATACCTCGAAGATCGGGCCCGAGTCGTGCTTCTTTCTTCCGACCGGCTACGGCGTCCATCGGGATAAGTACGTGTACGTCTGCCGTGACGGTTCGTATCTTGACCCGGGTATGCACGGCTCTGTGCTCGCTATCGACCTGAACGGGAGCTCGCAGTCTTTGACGGCGCAGGTTGACCGCCATGTTCGCCGCATTCGAGACGTCCGGGTGAATAAGGCCAATGCACTCGTCGAGAGTGGTACCGGCCTTGGGGCTATCTGGGTGCGGTCCGGACAGACGACCTTCGGCCTCGACGATAGCTGGGGCGTGATCGAGCAGACGCTACGCTCGAATACTCGAGTCGTCGAGCCGGTGGCCGACTGGCTAGAAGCAAGAGGCCATTTTACACGCGGCTGGGAATACGGCGTCCGGGTGCAGATGGAGGAGATGGCTACTGCCGAGAATGACAACAACGGCAAGATAGCTAACACAGATAGGAACTTGGGTCTTTTGATCGAGCAGACGGGCTGCTTGGGCGTAGACGTTCGCAAAGGGTCAGCGGTCTACGTAGCTAAGTGCCCGTGGCTACCTAGCGCGCGTGTCGGCGACATTATGGAGGAGTGCCATGCATACGACCTGATTGGCTGGTTCTATCGTGAGTACGGCCTGAATGTGAGCATCACGAAAGCTGTGCAACATATGGTCGGCGTGGCGGCTCGTAACGAACGAGATTGTCTGCTTGATTACATGCGCGGGTGCGTCTGGCTTGACGGGGTGGCTGAGGCTAGAAAGTACCTGTCTAGCTTGCTGGTTGATATGTTGGGCGCCGACGATACGTTAGCTAATCGGGCGATATCGCTACGCTGGCATGTGGGGCTGGTAGCTAGACAGCTTTGGCCAGGCTGCAAGATGGATACAGCTATGGTGCTCGTCGGTCGGCAAGGGATAGGGAAGAGCACCTATCTGCGTGAGCTGTTTCCAGAAGAGCTGCAGCGAGACTGCTTCTCCGATACCGTCTCCACTGACATGCGTGAGGCTGCAATCGCCTATGCACGTTTCGCCGTTATTGAATACGGTGAGCTAGCTCAGATGTCTCGGCGCAGTATTGAGTCTATCAAGCAGGAGCTATCCGCGCGAGAAGCGACTGTACGGCCAGCGTACGCCCGCATAGCTAAGACGATGCCGCGTAGGGCAATCGTAGCTGGTACGACCAACGATGATGAGTTTCTCGTCGACGTAGAGAACCGCCGCTTCTTGCCAGTCACGGTCGGACGGCTAGATTTGACTCGGCTACGGGCCGAGCGCGACAAGATCTGGGCAGCCGCGGTCCTGCTCGCCGAGAGTGGCGAGTCGTGGTGGCTCGACGACAACGAAGGGGTGGCGCTGTTGGCGGTCCATGCCGAGCACGAGTACGGCGACCCGTGGACAGAGGTCGTGGCGGCTTTCTTGGCGCAGCCTGTCTCGCTTCAGGTGTGGGGGTCAGAGCTCGAGGCCGGCCAGGTCGTCGACGGGCACTGGGCGCGGGTGCGTATGCGCGACGTCGGGGCAGCCTTGGGCTTGCCGACTGCCATGACGCCGAATGACGCCAAGAGGCTAGGGCGGGTGCTTCGGAAGCTGGGCTGGGAGAAGGTCAGGGGGGCGCGAACAGGCGATTCTGGATCCCGCGCGAAGCTCTGGCGCAAGGGGCCCACTGAGGGATCCAAGGCAAATACTACGGGATCCACCGAGGCAGCTTGATCCCTTGGACCCCTTGGGATCCTTTGGCGCGCGTGTCCAAGGGATCCACCGTTTTGTCTCACCATTACGGTAGTTTATCTATACTGGATCCCTTGGATCCCTTGGATATAGTATAGGATAGTAATAGATAGATAATGGCTATATTGACCACTAAAAGTACGTGTTTGTATACGCGTTAGAGAGTTTAGGTGAAGTTGGGGGATCCAAGGGGATCCAACCTTATCAGCTCGGTTTTTCGTCCTTCGACGGCACGAGACGGAGCCCCGCGTGCCACTCCGTCTGGGCCTTCGGACCTACCTCGCCGGTCTCTTCGAGGTCGTCTCCCATGCGGGCACGGATCTGGTCGTGGAGCTGGCCGAAGTACTCGGCGAAGTCCTCGCAGATGGTTCGAATGGCCCGGATGTAGTGAAGTGTGCTCTCGGTCGCCGCTTTGGCCTCGGGGGTCGAGGTCCGAACCTTCATGACCCACTGGTGGCCCTGACCTGGAACAAGCATGGCCCACTTTGGCATGATCAAGCGCCATGCGGCCGAGCCGGGGGAGACGATCATAACGAGGCCCCCGCAGTTGTGCTTCGCGAGCACCTTCTCGAGCTCGTCGCCGACTTTCGTCCGTAGCTTGTGTTGGTCCGCATCGTCTTCGTTCGCCATACAGGTATTCTAGCGTGCGATGAGCGACCCCACCAAAGACTCTTTATCTGCCGAGACGCAAGAGGCCGTGCTGCGCATGGTCGGCCAGGCCATCGAGCTGATCGCGAGACGAGCGCCGAAGGACGAGCGCACAGCGGCTGCGGTCATGCTCGGCTCGGCCATTATCTCGGCGGCTGCCACGTTGCAAAAGGATTGCTCGCGCGAGGCCTTTCTCGACTTCATCTCCAAGTCGTTACCGCGCGTGCCCGAGATCCTGTTTGTCATCGAGCCAGCTAGCAAAGACCTAGATGTCGTCTAGCTATGATCTAGCGTGCTAGACTTATGACGGAATGTCTTCGTCCGTCGAGCTCTGGCCAGTATTGTCGCCGCCAGTAATTGGAAACATTTATGAGGCGGGCTTCAATACCGAGGCAACACTGCCGGTACCATCGGGGCCGCTTGTCTATATCGCTAATGCGCCTGCGCTGGTGCAGTTCATAGATCCTACGGCAACGACCTGGGCAGGCGACGGTCAAAGTATAGCGCCGATGACGCCTACGTTGCTCAACGTACCGCGGGCACAAACGAAGATGGTGCTGCAGACTAGAGGCTTTGGTGTGTACGCCACGATGTACTCGGCCGGAGGCGACCCAAACAAAATACCTTACGCGTCAATGACGGCGCCAGAAGCTGTCGGCGTCTATACGTATAACTACAGCACGCCCGAGATTTACGATCTCGCGATAACAGGTAGCGCCGAGGTCCTGCTTACGCCGACCGAGATCGTCTACGTAGTGTTCGGCTCGGTCGACGATGCCGACTTGGACGCCACGGCCATGTTCATGCTTTCCCCCGAGAACCCCATGCGCTTCAAGCTAACGCCTGCGAGCACCCGCATGAGCATTCTCGGCGAGGGGGGAGTCGGTACAAACACGATGCGTATGTCGTTCATCGGGCAGGTGTTATAGATAGATGCTAACTACCAAGATACTGCCGATACTCAAGAATGCATTCGTCGACTTCCATTCGGGTAACTCGATCGTCGAGATTGTGGGCGTGACCAACTCACAAGACTGCGTGTTCTACTTCGAGAACGCAGTAGCCGTGCGCTTTGCCGCTTCGGCCGACGATATCAACTTTGCCCTAGATACATTGCTCCCGCTGCGGGGGGAGACGAACTACCGCTTCATGCTGAACAACGACACACGGTTCATGGCTCTGTCAGCTCTCGGCGGCAGCGGCTACCTTGAGGTGTGTTGGGGAGCCGCGGAGTTGCCATGATCGCCTACTCGCCGCTCCTAAACCCGCCCGTCAAAGTGAGCGAATTCGTCGCCACGGCGAACACGACCTATGGGCCAATCAACTCTGGCTACAAGCTGCTCGTCTCTGACTTGCCCGTGCGCCTGATCTTCGGCCACGCCTCAAGCATCGACAGCATCCCTTATTTCGACTGGCCATCGGACGTCTCCGAGATCTTCCGCATCGGCAGCGCAGCCCCGCTCATGCGCGTGTATCCGTATTCGGGTACAACGACTGTATCGTTGTACGACATCGGTACGATCTGGAACTGCGACCCGCCGCGCCCTCCGCGGCAGGTGGTCGAGGTCCCGGTGTTCGCGGGCGTGTACGACACCAACGTGAACAGCGCGACCGAGATCCTCTTCTCGGCGGGCCTAAACAAATGCTACGTGGCCTTCGCCGCCACGCCCGAAGAGCTCACTGGCGCGAAGCTGTGGCCAGTGAAGGGCGGGTTCATGACTCGCTGGCGCCTGGACCGCGCGAGCCGCTTCATGAAGTTTACGAGCGGCGACCCGGCCTATATCGCTAGCGAGACGGCCCTCAACATAGTCGAGGTATAGAATGCCGCTAGCTAGCCCAAAGGTAGCCACAACCAGGCTGTCTATACCGATAGGTATATCTGGCGAGGAACCAGCTAACGCCCAAGTCGGCACGCTCGGCTATGCCACGGACACCGACAAGGTGCGGGTGCAGACGTCGACGGGCTGGCAGGATGTCGGCGGGGGTGGGGCAGGGTCGATTACAAGCATCGACTCGCCAGACGGCTCACTCGACATCACGAATCCTGGCGGGCCGGTAGTCTCTATCGAGGTAGACCCGGCGAACGTGACAGTTGCCGGCCAGGCAACAGGTCCTCTGACCGCTACGAAGGTAGTGGGCATCACCGAGACGTCCGGGCCCACAGCGCTGGCGATTGGAGCGATCAACAACTTCCAGCTGCTGCAGCGGGTAGGGGCCACGGTCGTAGGTACAGCTTACCCGCCTACGACGCTAGCTGGCGACGCGAACGGGTCGATGACCGCTAACGAGGTCAACGCCATCCACGAGACGTCAGGACCGACGCAGCTGACGATAGGAGCGGTTGCCACGGGCACGAGCCTGACGCGCTCTGGGAGCACGCTCGTGGGTGTTTCGAAGGTCAATTCAGACTTCGGTACCTACAGCGCAAAGGGATCGCCGGGTCCGCTCGATAGTCTTGTCATCAACGACTTCGCTGCGGGCGGCGCCGTGAAGGTCACGTTCCTTCAAGACATCATGAGCAGCACCAACCGAAGCCGCGGCGGTTTATTTCGTTCGCCGCCAGCGGGTACGGCGCATGCGCAGTCTGACGAATTTACCAGCGGCTCTTCGGACCTAGCTACACGCGGATGGACGTGCATCAACGCGGCGACCGGTGCGACCATGACGCGCGTCGGTGACATCAGCAACACAGTTGCCGCGTCGAGTCTATCGGCCACGCAATACCGCTCGACGATCACGCCAGACGGCGTCTGCATTCAATGCAGCAATAACATGTTCGTCTACAAGACAGCGGTGGCGCCCTACCGACTTGTCACAGCTGGGGGGCTTTCTGCATCCCCGAACACCGCCCCTTTCGAGATCAGGCCGAACGTAGTCGCGAACACAACGGTTCCTCTATGGGGCAGTGCGACGGGTCAACAGAATTGTTACGTACACATCCTTTCGTCGGGTGGTGTGTACTCGTGCCGCGCGCGTTGGCAAAACGGCATATCCGATAATGCCAACGGTTGGGCGATCAACGATGTCAACTTGGACACGTTTCAGCAAGGCGTATCCAATATCGGGGCGGGCGTAGCGACCGCACCTTATGCCGCTTGGAGTCATCTTGACCGGTGGGTGCAGGGGGCCGGGGGGACCGTTACAAGTGCAGGCATGCCCAGGTTTGGCTTTGCTTGTGTGACAAACACGGCGGTCGACAACTACACGCCGTTTGCGTTTATGCGTTACGTGCGCGTGTATTCGATGACTGCGTCGCCTCCGCTGCTCTAAAGCAAAAGGGCCGGCTCCTTCGAGCCAGCCCTTCTGTTCACGTGCTTGCGGTTTCGTCCGCTTTAGGTACGCCGTTCGGCTTCGGGCCCTTCGGCGTGTTGGGCACCTTGTAGATGAGCTTGTCGACCTTTATCTGGGTCGTCGGCTCTATCTCAAGTAGCGGTGCACGCTCTTTCATGTTGTACAGCCGCAGAGCTGAGTACCGGGCTAGCTCTTGTCGCGCCTCGACCAGACACTGCAGGCTCTTCTTGCCCGTGTCGAGGATCCAATAGTGGTTGACGCTATTGCGTGCGTAGATCGCGGTCTTGGAGTATTCGGCTTGTATGTTCCCTGTTGTCAGTTCCAATACAAAGACGATATCGCGCGCGGTAGGCGCGTTGATCGGTGAGTAGTCGGCGGTACCGCGTACGACCATCAGGTCGGGCACGACCACGGTGTACTTGTTCAAGAACAGCGGGTGTTTTACGAGGATCGTATCTGTCGGGTAATGCGGCGTGAGCACGCTCGCCACATGTGCGAGGGCAACGTCGTGCTCTGGCGTGTCGAGCTCGCGCTTGAGGATGTTGCCGTTCAACAGTGCGAGGGGTACCTCGCCCGGAATTATTCCGCGCGCGACGATTTGTAGAAGTTGCTCATATGTGAATGAGTAGTTCATGCGCTGTGCTTCGGCCGAGCGATGTCCTCACCCGTCTTCACGAGGCCCGAGGCAACTTCATTGAGCATGCCGGCGAGCGCCGCCATAAGCGGCTTGACGGTTTCTGGCGTGGCCATCACCTGTTGGGAGACGCCATGCCCGCGGGTTCCGTTGAGAACTACGAGCACGACGCCTTGGGCGCCGAGACGTTCACGAATCTCGGTGCAGATGTCGTCGTACTTGCCTGGTCCGATCATTCTTCACCTGCCTGTAGATGGGCCTCGTAGAGGTCGACCATGCGCTCGAAGAGCTCGACGATGCGAACCTGTTGGCGAATAGCCATCTGGTTGATCCGTCGAGCCGTCGACGGCTTGATCTTGGTGTTGAATTGAACGGTGCGGCTCGAACGCATCATCATCCGCATGTCGACGAGGCCGACCGAGTCTTCGTCCTCTTTCGGCGCGGCAGGTTCGACGGCGAGCGGTGCACGGGGCGGCACGCCGAGGTTACGACGCTTCTTGCTCTTCACTGCGGTCATGTCCGTTGCCATGGGTCTACTTCCTACCTTTCAAACGATCGACGATGTTCTGAATGACGCGCTCGGCACTCTCGTTGAGTGAGTCGAACGAAGTTTCGGTGATAGCGCGGCCGTTGTTCTGGGCCGTGCGATAGGCGGGGCGCTCGGGGATATAGCCGCTGAGCACGTGGAGGCCAGCCTCTTGCAGGTACTCGCGGGCCATGGCCTCCTCGGCCTCGGTCCCGATATGGTTGAGCGCCACGTAGAGCTTGCGCGCGGGGATGCCGCGCTTCTGCAGCGCGAGGAACTCACGCACGCAGGGTTGGAGGTCATCGAGCGACGGACCGCTCGGTTGCACGACGATGTCGGCAGACTGCGCGATGTTGAATACATCCATAGGCGATGCTCCCGCGGGTGCATCGATAACCAACACGTCGCAACGTGCCTTGGCAAGTGCTTGCTTGCAGCTGCCGAACGACTCGACAGCAACTGACGGCTCGTGCTGCTTCTGAGCGCGTGAGCGGCACCAATCCAGACTTGTGCCCTGCTGTGTGTCGAGGTCTGCAATGCGGACGTCTAGCCCGCCTGCAGCTGACTCACGGGCGAATGCCCGCGCGAATGATGACTTCCCGACGCCTCCTTTGCGGGAGACGAACGCTACAACTGTGTGCATTGCACCAAGCAGGCTAGATGAAAGCTAGACAGCCGTCAAGAATGCTGGTAGCCAACAGAGATGGAAGATGCGGAGGAAAAGGTGAAAAAGGTGGAAGAGCTGTTCGCTGCGGTGCTCGAGGCGGCTGGCTGGCACGTCGAGCAGGGCGCGGTACGCCTGCTGGCCGAAGCGGCGTTCTACGAGCTCGGGGCGACGGTCGAGGCGACTGAGGTCATGCCCAAGGAGGAATAGGCAGGCCGGCGGCGAGGGCGACCTGCTTCACGAGCTCGTTCATGCGCCGCACGCTCCACTCCTCGTGCTCGCCGGGCTCGCGATCGCCCCACCACTCGACCATGAGGGCCTCGAGCGCGGCCTTCAGGGCGGGATCTAGGGGCGTTTTGGGCGTTGGCATGGGGGGAAATTCAGCCCGGACCGATAAAAATGTCGTGAGTACGCCGTTTCTTGTTGGCTAATGTGCGGGATCTGTGTACCGCTGCAGCACAACCTCACACCCCAGAAGCCATAAAAAAGCCCGACCCCTCGAGGGACCGGGCCGGCAATCTGATCGGTTTTTCCCGCCGTTCCGATTTCCTGGCCACGAAGCGCGCCAACGCTTCGCAGCATGCAAGCGAACCTACCCGCACTCACCGCCCGAATCAAGCAGAAGCCAGCAAAAGTTGGCGGCGGATTCTTAGGGTGGCTTGCGAGACGGGAGGAGCAGCTAGCCCCTACGGTCTCTGGTGGGGACGCAAAGGTCATCAGTCAGACGACTTGGGCGCATGTCCGGCCGCCTGACCCGCTCTCACGGCTTGAGACAGCCTTGCGCAAGGCGGGCGCGCCCGAGTCGTACATCGCTAGTACGGTCGCGGTCATTACGCGCACCGAGCTGGGGAGACGGCGCGATCAGGAGACCATTGACCTGCGTTCGCGGTACTTGTTAGGGGCGCTGGACGAGGCCAGGGCCTATGGGAGCGGGCGCAACCGTTTGTGCTTGCGCGGAATCGGAGCCACCGCATTAGGTTGGGTAGCGGTCGGCGGCCCAGCTCTTGCTGACGACGCCGCGCATCGCAATACGGTCAGTGACATCCTTCGCGAGTTTCGCGAGGCAGGGCTGCTCTACAGCGTGCAGCTTCCCGCGTCTAAGGTGGCGAAGTGGGAGCTAGGCCCACCTAAGCGGGTCCGTGTGCGGGAGCCCGACGGCACGTACGTGTGGCGCTGGGAGCGATGGGCGTACAACCGAATCTACTTCTGCTTCGAAGACTTCGAGCGGCCCGAGCCCGAGCCCAATGAGTATCTCGAGGGGGCAGTTGTTGCAGATTTGGCAATAACTCCATCTGAGGCCGCGTTTCTCGCTGAGCTCGACGACATCCTCGCGAACGCTCGGCCTCGAGAAACCCTCTGCTGGCCCGCGGGAGACGTCGAGCCACCCAAGGGCGGCCGAGGGCCACCTAACTAGGCCACAGGGCAGCTACAGGCACCTCTGAACAGCGAGAGCTAGACGGGGGTGCATAGCTGCGTTCGGCGCTCGGGATCAGCGCGCAGCCACGCGCTCGAGGCGCCGAAAAGCCGCTTTCGGAGCGCTGCGGAGACGCCCAAGACGTCACCCGACGCGCCCTAACGTCCGCAAACGGCTACAGTGTGTCCCCAAACACGCTCTTATAAGAGTGCATACGTATGCGCTCCCCCTTAGCGCCAAGGCGCTTACGGGATCTAAGAGAGGCTAACGAAGGGGAGTGGTATCTCGAACGACACATTCTTAGCTCCCGCACCTCGAGCAACATCAAGGTGGGCTGGCGCCGAAAGTCTCAGGAAAACTGACGAGAGCGTCAGAAGTGATCGTGAGCTCTCAGTCAAGAATAGAGGAGCTGAGGCTCGTGCTCGAGATCATGCCTTCCGGGCGGCTTGCCCTACGTTGCAATACACTCGGTTTTCGCGGTATAATTGACGCATGGCGTTTCGAGACCACCCGGCAGTCATCGAGCTTTGTCGTGCCAAAGGTGTCGACCCGTCGCATCTGCAGCTAGACCCAGATGCAGGCGAAGCAGGGCTAGATAAGCTTTTAGCGGTGTTTGAAGACGACGAATTCGTCATGTCGCTTGAGGCGATTCTGATGGACCCTGACGGCACGCGTGCGAAGCGACAGCTTCTTCGCAAGTCGCGGCCGAAGAAAAAGAACCGCAAATGACCCGCCGCCGTCTTCGTCGACATCGCGTGACGTACAGCCGATTCCGCCGAGACACACGCGGCCTCGAGCACATCTTTGGACCCATGCCGTCGTTCGGCTGGGCTGTTTTTGAAGCTAGGGACCATCACTACTGGTCGGCGATGAGCGTACGCAAGCGCGAGAAAGGCAGCTTCACATGGCGCTGGAACTAACCGAGGAGCTCAGCGAGCGGATCAGGCTCGTCGCTGAGCGCGAGGGCAGCACGCCCGAGAAAGTGCTCGCCGAGCTCGTGGAGCTCGCGCTCGACAAGGGAATCTTTTCGGCGCGTGCGGTCCTAGCCGAGCGAGCGTATTCCAAACGTGACAAGACGTAAGCTCCGGCGATTACGGATCAGGTACAGCCGCTTCCGCAGGTTGCTCGGCCTATTCCCCGACACCTTCGATCGCGGCCCTTCGTTCGGTTGGCACCCATGTCCGAGGCAAGCAAATGACGCATTCTACCGAGGCAAAAGCACCGTCTTCTGGTTCGAAGACTCGCGACATTGACACGTTCGAGCGTCGGAGAGCGACCTGGGGCGAGTACCTGCAGCGCGACATATTGCGCGGCGATGCGTCGCGCCCGCGGCTCACGTTCGACGGTCTGATGTTGGAGATCATGAACCCTTCAGGAAACCACGAGCAAATTGCTGGCTTCGTCGCCTACCTCGTCAATACGTATTGCCTCGACAACAACATCGAAGTTGTTCCAGCCGGCTCATGGACAGTGAAGGATGAAGCCAAGCGCATCGGCCTCGAGCCCGACGCGTGCTTCTTGTTCAAAGACTTCGAGACGGCTGTCCGCCCCGATCTTGCGCTCGAGGTCGCGTGGTCGCGGGGCATCGGCGATAAGCTTGGCCTCTACAAGCAGCTCCGTGTGCCCGAGGTCTGGGTCTGGCACAAGCGCGAGATCGCCGTCTATGTGCTCGGCCCAGACGGCTACATACAGACTACAAAGAGCATATGGTTGCGCAACCTTGATATCGAGCGAGTGGCGGCTGCGGTGTACCCGCCGAGCACGCTGTCTGTAATCATGATGCGATACAGAGGTAAGTGATGAGCAAGCACAGGGCACTTCTCGAGGTCTTGGCGCCACACCGCGAGGTCTGGCTAACGGGTCTGCAGATGATCAAGATGCGTCCGTCTGAGCTCAAGCGCGGCACCGCATACGTGTATCTGATGGAGCTCGAAGACGGGGGGCTCGTGAGGTCGCGCGCGCACGACGAGCAGTTCGAGCACATGGGCCTCGGCGCGCACCGACGCGAGTACCAGATCACACCCAAGGGCCGCGCTGCGCTCGCGAACCCCGAGCCTATTTGGAAGCAGCTAGGAATGCCGCCGCTCGATCCCAAGTTTGCGGGGCAGACGGCGTGACATCGGAGCTCGACATCGCGGCGCGCTGGCGCAATGGCGCGCAAGGCGATGAGCTCATGCTCGTGGTATTGTACAACAAACCGAAGGACTGCCCGCATGCAGTTGTATTACGCGCGCAGTACAGCGGTAAGGACGGTGTACGTCCGCACGCTCTCGGTATGAAGCTCCCGACGCTCGCGTCTGCGTACGCGTTTATGAACGATCACTTCCCTGGCCTGGCGCACTTTCCGCGCGACCCTACAGACGAGCCCAAGTCGTGTGCTGCTGGCTATGACTGACACGATCAACCGAGCTCGAGAGCAAGTGCGCCAGATGATCACCAATGCGCGCGAGGGCAATCCGGACGCGCGAGCGATGCTCACGCAGCTCTACACGCAGCTCGTCATGCTCGCGGCAGGCATGGCCTTCCTCATGTGCAGAGAGAACGAGCTCGACAAGTTTTTCGGCAACCTGCGCAAGCATGTCGAGACGGAACTAGCGAGCGGAAAGTACCCAATGAAATGATGACCGAAGCCCAGCTAGAAGCGTCACGCCTCAAGGCGAACAAACGGGTACAGAAGCTTGTGCTCGAACTGTTGCGAGATAAGGCGCCCGGCGCAGAGGTGCTGCACATGGTCGCTATCTTGGCAGCTGGTCACATCTACGCCAACAACGACTCGATCGACGAGTTCATGGCCCTCATGCGAGACATGATAGAGTTCGAGCTCGAGGCACGGAAAGATCGATGACGATGTCCGATGACCCCGCTAACAAAGTCCTCGAGCTCGCGCAGAGCTTCTTGCGCGACAGCGCCGAGCTCATCGACAAGCCGCGTGGGTTACGCGACACGGTCGATGACCCTCCGATGTATTTCGGGCGAGACGGCAAGCCGATGTCGCTGCAGGCTTGGTGCAACGCTTGGTCGGACCCCGACTATCGCCTAGTCGCGACCGACGAGATCAACGGCCATCGAGTCACCACCATGTGGATGGGCACGGACATCGACTGCGGCTTCTTCCCGCCGCCGAAGATCTTCGGCACGGCGCTGTTCAAAGACGGCAAGATGGTCGACGAAGTGACGGCAGCGACCGAGCTCGACGCGCTCGAGAATCACAACGCGATGTGCGTTCAGGCGGGCGGCTCGAGGCCGAGCACCACCTCGTAGGTATCCTCGGCCAGGTTGGCGCCAAACTGCACCCAGCCGTCTTTGGCGGTGCGGTGCATCATGCCCTTCTTTGGGTGGTGGTAGATCGGCACCCCGTCTTTAGCGCGAACGATCTTGCCGAAGGCCAAGCACAGCAGTGCGTCGCTAGTCGTGATCTGTCGTTCTGCCATATACGTAGCTACTATCTAGATTGTTGCGGGTATGCGTTTTGGTGCAGGGTGAGGGACTCGAACCCCCGAAGGCCGTGAGGCCAACACGTTTACAGCGTGCCGTCTTTGCCGCTCGACACAACCCTGCGAGATACACGAGGCCAGACCTCCCAGTCGGGATAGACGCGAAAACGGAACTCATAAGGCACACGCCAACGGCGCAGCCGCCGCACGAGATTGAAGCGGATTCGTGCACGGCGTAGCGCTCGGCGCGTCATTCGGTCGGTCGAGGTGCGCAGGCGATCGCCGCGTTGGCAGTCATCACGGCCTCACGAACCTTGCGGATCGCCGCGGTCTGGTCTGCGCCAGCTGGCGTTTGCCTGACCACGACTAGCGCGAGGTCGAACGCTGCTTTGCGAATCTCGGCGTATTTCCAGATCTCCGAGGGGCTAGCCGGATGATACGTGAACCATTCGAGCAGTTGGTCTTCTGTGATCATGCTTTCTTTCATGTAACTAGCTAGTGCTTCGGTTCGTCGTCTTCTATACTCGGGAGCTCTTTCACGTTACGTGCGTCTATCGGTGTTTTGAGTAGATTCTCGAAGATTCCGATGATGACAGCTGCTTGGCGCTCGGTCATGTCTGCAGCTTGCGCAGCCGTAGTTGCATGGACGTGATGCGCCACGCCGTTACCATGGATGCCGCCAAACACGATGAGCACAACACCCTCAGCTGTCCATTCTTTGAGTAGCTCGAGGGCAATGTGCTGGTAGCCAAGATCGCCGCTAGTTGACATAACGTTCCTTATCGGATCCAACTATCCGGAGATTCCGGATCGTTCGAATGGCGTCACGACGGCCTCTCGGCGACGGGTCGCGCTTCGGTGCGCAGCATTCCGAGCAAGCTCTCGAGCAGCTGTATGGTGCTAGCTCGCTGGTGTGTACTGGCTAGCGATGCCACCATGTCTTTGTCGCGCACGAACATCACGACGCCCCCAACGCCCGGTGGCAAGGCCAAGAGCGTGTGCCGGCCGAGCAGCTTGAGGCATACCTTGGCCTCGGTCTCGCTTAGCTCGTCGATGTGAGGCACTTCGTCGGAGTCGTCAGCCATGCGTAGCTCCAAAGCAAAACGGCCCAGACGTTGGGGGGAACGTCCGGGCCGTTGGGCACTAGGTCACTGCCGGTCTGAAATACCACGCGACGCAAAGCATCGCTATCTTTACCGCGAGCGGTACGGCGAGAACCAAGATGGTTCGTTGCAGCTGTCGCCGATGATAGGAAAAGCGGGGCACGAGCTCTCGCCAGACGTCGCGCGAGCGTTGGTCTATCAGCGCTAGGTCGATTTTCGCGACCAGCGCCTCGCCGCGCACATAGCTAGGTCCCATGGACCACAGCAGCACGAGGTCGAACAGCCACGCGGCAAGCACTAATCCAGTCAGCACGAGGTGCTCGTGCGGCTGGCGCGAGAAGCATATGCCTAGCCACCCGAGCACGCTCGTGAGCCCCGCGGAGACCTGCGCCTTGGTGGCGTTGTAGTTTCGGTGGCGTAGCTCGGATAGCTCGCTGAGCCACGCGTCAAGATGCTCGTCTTTAGTTGCTTCCATCTGGGGCTGCGATCATCCGCGCGATATCGAGCAAAATTGGCACAGCTTGTCGCCTTTCGATGTTGCTAGCAACCGTGAAACAACCGTCTTTCACTCGGCACATGATCATGATGCCTGCGCAGCCAGGCGGCAGATCCTCGAGGCATACGTCGCCTAGCGCCTCGAGCTCGTCGAGCGCGTCTTCTGCTTTGAGCTTGTCGATATCTGCCATCTAGCTGCTTTCTATCGGCCTAGGCGAAAGAATAGGGGCGGCAGGATACCGCCCCTATGCCTATTTTGACAGGAAGTACGCGAGCCCGCCCACAATTTTGGCTACGACCAGCATAAAGATGAGCGGGCCGAGGCCCGAAAACGTCCACTCGGCCAATGCGGTAGGATGGTCCATCAAGTTACCTTTCCGAATGCGTGAATGCGCAGAACGCGCTTGAGCACCTCGTGCACACGCTCGCATTCTTGCGGCGCGCCTTGCACCTCAGTCGTTTGCACGTCGCGCTCGTGGCGACGCTGAACCTCGATGTCGACGAGCACCGCCTCGACGAGCGCGGCGATGCGGTCGAACTCCTCGATCTCGGCCAGGTTGCGGCCCAGCAGGAGACGGCAGGTCATTCTTCTTTCTCCTCACCAATGAACACCGGGATCGAGAGCCCGCACGAGCTACATACTTGAGGCGCGGTCCATCCTTCGCTGCGCTCTTGCCACACTTCAACGTCGTCGGCGCCGGGGTCGACATCGCTCGGGATGCACTCCATGCAGAAGACCTTCGCGCCGTGCTGCGGCGATGCCGTGATAAAGAACGGGAGCTTGTAGTTCATGACTTATCCTCCTGTCTCGAGACCTTCGCGTAGCTCTCGACGTCGAAGTAGGCGTTGTTACGCATGCCGTGCTTCACAGCTTCTTTGCGCGAGAGCACCCACACGATTCGAGCGCCGTCGCTGGTGTTGATCTTCACGGGCCCGCTCACCGAGTAGTTGGCCATCGTGTCGCCAAAGAACGACATGGTCAGGCGCGAGAAGAAGAAGCTGCCGGTGGCGGTCACTCGCTCACGCAGCGTAGCCTTATCCATCGGGCCGTACTGGCGCTTGAGCAGCTGCCGGAGCTTGGCGAGACATGCGACGCACGTCGGCTCGCCCTTGTGCTCTTCGTCGCACAGATGCTTGACGCGTCCGCAGAGCGAGGTCTCGCCCTCGATGCATGCGTGCGTAAGCAGCGTGCGCTCGCTGATGTCCTTACCCTTGTATGCCGCTGCGAGCGGCGAGTGCACTGTGTACTTCACGTCAGACTCCTTTCAACAACTCACTCGCTTGAGCACACGCGCAGCCTACGCGTGTGCCCTGGCCAGTCAGTAGTCGAATTGTGTTTCGATAAACTGCGCGAACTTCCGCCCGCCGAACAGGTCGAGCAGCTTTAGCCGAGTCTCGCGGCACGAGCGCCACACGGCCTCGGCTTTGCGCGAGTCTCGGTCGTATCCGAACTCGTCCGCAAATTCCTCGAACGTGTCAGGCGCGCTTGCGTCTGACTGTAGGCACGTCAGCACGCCTTCGAGCGTGGGCGCGTGCGCGTAGTGGCGAATGCCCGTTCGCTCATTCTCAGGGACCACTACATCAAGCGGCGACTTGCGCGACTTGCCTCGGTGGGCTTCGCCCTGCGTGAAGTCGCACGAGAATGTGCGGCCATCGTAGGACAGCTCCACAACCCAATGGTATCCGCGCCACGAAGCGCGGTCGCCGTCGCCAGCGCCGAAGCGCTTGAACTTTGCGCCGAAGCCCATGTTTCGCGTGAACTCGAGCACCGCCGAGCGGTGTTCGAACTTCGCGCGCTCTCGTTCCTCAGAATCTGTCATACAACTAACCTCCACGACAGGACACAAGCGTACTCTGCCTGCGTCCTGGCGTCGAGTCACCGGTCCAGTCTTTTGGCCCGGTGTAGCAGCGATACGAACGTCTTGCGAAGCTGTCTGATCCCGTTGGCGTCTCGAGTCTCGACGAAGTCGTGAGCGCCTTGCACGTTGCAAGCGAGATCAGCGTCTACACCGGCGAGACAATCCGCCGCTATGCGTGCGTTCGCGTCGTGCGTGGCGCGTTGCAACACGGTCTGCCACGGCATGCCCTGTTCTGCTTCGTCGAGAGCTTCCGCCACCGCACGCGGCAAGAAGACTCCGATCGCGCACGCGTTGCCATCGGGCCCGGCATACGCGCAGATGCGCGTGCTGATACCTGGCGCCTCGCTCGGTACTTCTTGCGAGATTACGTGCCGATAAGCACGCGTTACGAATTCCACGTTTGTCACAACTCACCTCCACGTCGAGGCGCGAGACAATCCCGCGCCCCGAGGTCGAGCTAGCTGCTACCAGCCTTTCATCATCGCGCGGTGCATCGAGCGCGCGTCGCGCTCGGCGGCGAGAGTTGACGACCACACCTTGCGCACGGCCTTTTGGGCCTCGGCATCTGTGTTGCCGAGCTTCACGATCGCGTCGGTGACTTGCCATCGAGCAGACTCGAGCGCCGCGCGCAGTGAGTCGTATTCGTGCCGCCGCTTGCCATACGCCGCCTCGATGTGGCGCGCGCACAGCTTGCGAAGCAACTTCTCATTGGTCAGCAACAAGCGGCCAACATCGGCCGCAAGCCCATTGAACGCGGCGGGAGTCGGATCGCCACCGGGCGCGAGCAGAGCCTTCGTTATCTCGGATAGTGCGTGTTCTAGCGTTGCCATACTGCTACCTCCACGGCAGAGCGTAAGCTTTCTTACGCCCTGACGTCAAGCTAGCAACCTTCTATCTTTTCAGCGAGATCCCACACATCCGCCTCCATGGCAGCGGCGGCGAGAGCCTCGAGCGTGCCCGCA